CAGGCGGCGTAGGCGGCGTAGGCGGCGGCGTAGGCGGCGGCGTAGGCGGCGGCGTAGGCGGCGGCGTAGGCGGCGGCGCGGGCGTCGTCGGCGGCGTCGGCGGCGTAGGCGGCGGCGCGGGCGGCGTTGGCGGCGGCGGCGGCGTCGTCGGCGTCGTCGGCGGCGTAGGCGGCGTCGGCGGCGGCGGCGTAGGCGTAGGCGGCGGCGCGGGCGGCGTTGGCGGCCTTCGGAGCATCCAGAGCCTCCCGGGCGGCTCGGATGGCGGCGCGCGGGCGATCGTCCCCGGGGCGGCGCTCTTCGAAGATCGCCAGCACGTCCTCGGCCGACGCGATCGCCGCCTCCGCAAACAATCTGGCGCGGGCAATCTGCAGCGAGACGCTGCCGCGCGTGCCGATCATCTTGGGCGCGAGGTCGCGGAGGACGTCGCGCAGCCACTGGGGGCCGCGATCGTTGAGGCCGATGGCGTAGGCCGTGATGGCCGGGCAGGTGCAGCGCGGATGGTCCGACCAGGGTTCTCCCGCGAGGTAGGAGACCAGCTCCATCGCGCAGGCGCCCTCGTCGATCGACTCATGGCTGCCGGCCGACAAGGTGAACGACGACGGATCGATGGCGGGCAATTGCTTCACGGCTCAACTCCTCTGAGTGGTTCGTCCCCACGCTTCGGCGAGGGCGAGAATGGCGAGTGTCAGCGCGACGGCGCCGAGCGGCGGGTGCAGGAGCAGCGCGAGGCCGGCGACGATGACGATCGTGCTCAAGCGCGGCGGGCGGAGGTTGCGGGCGAGGGTGCGAAGGCGGGCGACGGTCACTTCAGCACCATGCCGGCGACGCGCTCAGCGATCTGTTTGGCGATCGCCGCGGTTGCCGCGCCCTTCAGCTGTTCACTGATGCGCTTCGTCTCGGCGCCCACGGCTGCCGCAAGATCGTTCTGGACGATCTGGCCGAGCATGAATTCGATCCGTGGCTTGCCTTTGTCAGACCAGCCGATCTCCTTGATCGGGGCCCCATACGGGTCTACCTTCTGGCTCGCCCAGATTGTAATGTTCTCGGCGATAAGGCTTTCTAGGCTGATAGGAGAACCCACCGGCTTGCCGAAGCCATCAGTCGGCTGGAGCGCTTTGGAGAGAAGATCGGCGAGGACAGGCCGCGCCTTCTCTTCGATCATCTGATCAATCAGATCGTCGATCTTAGTGCGAACTAGAGCGGAATACTCGGCCCGCTTATCGTAACCAGACGACGCAACTAGTTGCCGAGCGATTGCGCCCGTTACCTGCTCGATCGTCGGCATTGGGACGTTGAACGTGACCGTCGCGTGGCCCATCGGCTCGGCGGGCTCGATTTCGTCGATCTCGCGCTCGTCTTCGATCTCGTAGACCATCCCCGCCTCCCTCAATCAGCCACGTAGTTGCTGGTCAGTCCTCGATCTCAGCCGCGACGACATGGCCGGCTTCCTCGGGGACGGTGACGGAAAGCGCGGATGCGACCGGCGGCGTCATGGTGACGTTGAGATCGACGCGGCGAACTGAGGTGCTGCCCTCTTCGTCGAGAAACTCTTTGGCCGTGCTCTCGACGTCGCCGCTATCAATGTCGATTACGCGCCATGCGCCGTACTCGTCCATCAGGATTGCGATCTTGCACTCGACCGGCTTCGCCATCGTCGTTGCTCCCTATTCACAAATTTGCTGCAGAAGATCGCGGATCGCGTCCGCCTCGGTCGCGCCGTACCCAATCGGGCAATGGCTGTCTTCGGCGCCGTCGTAAGTGCTGTCGTCGATCGCCGACCAATCCATGCTCCGGATCGGAATGGGCGGATAAATGAACGTCGTGCGGATGCTGGCCGCGGTTTGCTTCAGCACGGCCTCAAGCCGGCAGACTTCACCGAATTGCTCGGCCGTCTCGGCTTTACGAATGTCATCCCGCAGGATATCGGCGATGATCGCGTCGACCTCGATTGCCATCGTCGTTCCCCATCTTCGCCGCCCGGCGGGTGGCTGCTGGGGAAACATATCTCACGGAAATTTCCGTTCGTCAATACGGAAAACGGAAATTTCCTGCGGCGAGCGATTAGCCGCCGTCGTACCGACCGACGACTCTGAACGCGAACGGCCATTCCTTCTTGGACTTCTCGAAGTCCGCCGGTTCGCCGGATGGTGGATTGTATTGGCGAAGCCGCCAGGCCGAGGCGGTTGACCCGAGATAGGTCTTGACCATCGCGCGGAAGTCGCCTCCTTCGGTGGCCGTCGTGATGATGGCGTCCTTGCCGCGGACGAGAGCCGCTTTCGGGTTTACAACGACGATCTCGCCGGCTTCGTAGCGAGGCTCCATAGAATGCCCGATCACGACGACGGCATAACCAGCAGTCACGTTCTTCAAATACCACGGCCGGGGTACGATCTCGACGGGCTCCGTCGAATCGATGACCATCTCTCCGGAGCCGCCCTCGACCGCTGCGTACACAGGTAGGTCGCGAGCTCCAAGGAAGCGGGGGATGGGCTTCACTCGCATAGACGTCGACTTTGCGGGCGGCTTACGAGCGGGCACCACCAAAGGGCGTGTGAAGCCAATTTCGCCCCTGATAGCTTCCCACGCGTCGGCGCTGAGGGATGCCTTGCGCCCGCTCAGATAGTCGCGAACGTAATCAGGTCCGTGGCCTATCGCCCTGGATAGGGCGGTCGCGTCAGTGCCGGCGTCGGCGATCGCCTGGCGTAGCGCATCCTTCAGGTCGTCGTCAGCCATGAAGGGGACTATCCCTTCCGCGCCATCGGAAAACGACAAGGATTTTTCCCTCTTGCGGAAACGTAAAAATCCGTCTACGTTTTCCGTATGGAAGAGCAGCTCCGCCAGTCATTGATCGGTCTCGCTGACGCGGTGTCGGGGCAACTGTCCCGGTCCGCCATCGGCAAACGCGCCATCAATGACACCACGTTCTTCGCTCGCCTTGAGCGAGGCGACGGCTTCACGGTCAAGACCTTTGACCGTGTCGTCGGCTGGCTGAGCGCCAATTGGCCAGACAACATACTGTGGCCTGCCGACGTTGAGCGTCCTGAGCCTCGCCCCGTCGCCCCCGCCCCCTCCGAGCAGGAGGGCGCGCAGGTATGAGCAAGCTCACGAAACCGCAGATCGCCGCCCACAAGCAGGCCTGCGAACTGTTGCGGCAGGACGTGCTTTCCGAAGACGACCGATGGTTCGTGCTGGAGAACTGGCAGGAGTCGGCGACCCACATCAACAGTGCGGCCGGCGCGTTCTTTACGCCGCTGGGCCTCGCCCGGGATTTCCGCCTCGAAGTGCATGGTCGGCGCATTCTCGATCTCTGCGCCGGGATCGGGACGCTCTCCTTCTTCCTCCATCCGACATGCTGGGATGACGCTAAGCGCGAGATCGTCTGCGTCGATAATAATCCTGATTATGTTTCCGTCGGCCGCAAGATTGTCCCCGAGGCAACATGGATCGAGGCTGACGTCTTCGCTCTTCCGAACCTTGGCCATTTCGACTGCGTGATTGCAAACCCGCCGTTCGGCGGCACGGCTCGATCCAAATCTGCCTCGCCCCGCTACCGCGGGCGCGAATTCGAGTATCACTTGATCGACATTGCCAGTGATCTCGGCGACGCTGGCGTGTTCATCGTTCCGCAAATGTCGGCTCCGTTCAGCTATAGCGGACGGCAGGACTTCCGAATCTCGTCGTCGACTGCGTACGCGGGTTTCGAACGGCAAACTGCGATCCAACTCTCCGTCGGCATTCCGATCGATACCTCGGCATATCGGAACGAGTGGCGCGGCGCCGCCCCGACGACCGAGATCGTCCACGCTGATTTTCACAAAGCCCGCTCGATGCGGGGTGACCGGCGCAACCAGGCCGCGGAAGATCTACCGCTCTTCTCGGCGGGAGAGGCGGCATGACCGCTCCCCTCCGTGTTCTGGACATCTTCAGCGGAATCGGCGGCTTCTCGCTCGGCCTCGAGCGCACCGGCGGCTTCGAGACCGTAGCGTTCTGCGAAATCGATCCGTTCTGCCGTCGTGTGCTCGCGAAGCACTGGCCGGATGTCCCCTGTTATGACGATGTCCGCACGCTCACGGCCGATCGACTCGCGGCAGATGGAATTGCCGTTGACGTCATCTGCGGCGGGTTCCCGTGCCAGGACATCAGCAACGCCGGCAAGCGCGCCGGCATCGATGGCGAGCGCTCCGGGCTCTGGCGGGAATACGCCCGTCTCATCGGCGAGCTGCGACCCCTTTTCGTCGTCATTGAGAACGTCCCTGCTCTGCGAACTCGCGGCGCTGACCGGGTCCTCTCTGACCTGGAAACGCTCGGCTACGCCTGCGAGCCGGCCGTGGTGGGTGCTGTCCATGTCGGAGCGCCGCACAGGCGACAGCGAGCTTGGCTCGTTGCCCGCGCCGTCCGCGACGCAGTACGGGTCGAACCAAGGCGGCGCTGCCGGACGAACCGGTGTGAAGCGGCCGTCGCTCGTTTCGATGGCGAAGGACGCTCTTTGGCCGACGCCCAGGGCGTGCAGGGCAGCATGCGACGACGACCTTCCGACCAGGGTGGCGCTTTGGCCCACGCCGAATACGGTAGATGCGAAGGGTGGGACGAGAAAGGGAAGCGGCCAGGTCCAACTCTGCCACACGGTTGGCGCCCCTCTGAATCCGACCTGGGTCGAATGGTTGCAAGGCTTCCCGCCGAATTGGACGGCGGTGGACTGACCTGGGCAACTGAGCCCGACATCCCTCGCACAGCTCATGGCGTCAAAGATCGCGTTCATCGTCTGAAGGCCCTCGGAAACGCCGTCGTACCCCAGGTTGTCGAAGCGATAGGCCGAGCCATCCTCGCCGCCTACGCGGCCGGCCACACGAACACGAACTGCCCGCCGATCACGATCAGCGCGCCGAGCCAGCGCGCGAGCGCCGCGGTCGTTGCCAGCGCCGTCATGGGAGGGGCGCCGTGAGCACGGGCGATCGCTTCATCATCGCGGTCTTCGTCGTTTGGGCGCTCCTCATCACGGGCGTTCCGGTTGGCATGTGGTGGTTCTCATGATCCGGCACTGCGGCGACCCGCATCGTCCGCCAGCTCCGAGAGCAATCCCTTCATGCTGGAGCTTGATCGCTTTTGGGCTGTCCGCTTTCGCGTTCGGCGTCTCCTGCTCCACTCTAATTTGGGTTCTCGTCCGATGACGCATCCCTGGAGCGACCCGCCGCGCCATCCGCGCGAGCCTGATCCTGGTCTCTACGACCCGCTCGAATACGAGCCGCCGTCGCCAGGGCCGCATGATCGGCCGCCGATCCGCCTGACTGCCATAGAAACGGTCGCGGCTTTCCTGGATTGGCGCGAATGGCTCACCGTGATCGCGTTCATCGCCGTCGGCGTCACCCTTGCCCTCTGGCTCGTCTCGGGCGGCCTGCCGGAGCTGATCCGATGACCCTGATCATCTTCGTCGCCGCCGTCAGCCACTGGCTCGGCATCCGCCGCGGCTATCGCCGGGCGTTCCGCGCTTGGTCTGCGATGTCCGACACGTTCATTCGGGAGGCGCGATCGTGATGCGCCACCGGTCCAAGCTCCACGTCGACGTCGCCGTCGGTGTGGAGGGGTGCCGCACCCTGCGGTTTTCCTCCCTGAGACTCACCCGGCGCTTCGGCGTCGGGCGCCTTTCCCAGTTTCCTCTCCGGAGCGCCACTCCACGCGGTCGCCGGCACGCGACCGAGCATACCAAGCGACTCTGCGGTGCCGGGCGCTCCCCGATCGGGTGTAAGCCGATCGGATTGCAAGCGGCGAAGGATCGCATCGTGCCTGCCGGGCGGCTTCGGCCCCCGGCGAATTTCCCCTCTCACGCGCTGCACGATCTTTCGCGCCTGCCAGCCCAAACTCGTGAAGCTGTGATTGTAGCACATACCGAGTAACCTCGCGTTCCTTCATAGCGATCGAAAGAAAGCATGAAGGAGACGACAATGTCGAAGGACGTTTCATCCATGACGACGGCTGTCTATGACGAAAGGGCTCGCGGCTGGGTGACGCGCCTGGAAAGAGCCGAGAAGGTCCGCTCCGGCTGCGCTTTGGATGAAGCGCGCGAGGAGGTAGCGACGCGCCTTGGTGTTCTGCCTGGCACGCTGGAAAATCTGCGGCGCGGACGGACGAAGGGCATTCGGGGCTGGATTTATCAACGGCTTCGCGCCGCGATGATAGTCCAGCTGCAACACGAAATCGCGGCACATAGCCATGGATTGGAAATGCTTGCTCAGCGCGGCCTGCGTCCTGATTCAGGCGAAGTTCAAGAGGCTAAGAAAAGCCTCGCTGCGCTTCGCCGGGTCTTGGGCGAAGTGGTGGCGGCATGAATAGGGGCGGGTACTGAAAATTCACACTAACCCCGGAAGGAACCAAAGTCATGAAGAAGATCAGGCAAGCGACGGACATCATCGGCGTTCTCGAGCGTGGCGATCTAAACGCCGATCTAACGGCGGAGATCGCGAAGGTTCTCGCCGCGCTCCAGGAAGCAGCGCCTCCGAAGGGCAAGACCGTCAAGGGAGAGGTCAGCCTCAAGCTGAAGTTCGCGATGGAGGGCTCGTCCGTGCGGGTCGAATCCGAATTCACCAGCAAGACGCCGAAGCGTCCGCGCGGCGCCGACTTCTACTTCGTCACCGAAGATGCGGCGCTCAGCACGGAGCACCCGAAGCAGACCAACATGTTCGATGGCCCGCGCGAAGTGTCGGCGGCCGAATAATCAGGAGGGGTATATGGATAACCAGGGCGTCAAAGAGATTGCCGAGCTTGCCCGGAACGCGGCCGGCGCGCAGGTCTTCACCATTCAGGAAAGCTCCATCCGCGAGGAGCCTATCCCGTTCATCGCGCGGAACACCGATAAGGGCGTTGTGGTCGAGCCGGCGCAGGCGCTGCTCGACGCTTGGCGCGTGGCCCCGAAGCGCCTGAGAGGCACCGCGTACACCACCACACTCACGTCCTTCGTCGATCTCGTCAATCGCCACAAGGACGAGGACTCGGCGGTCTTCGCCGACATTGCCGGCCAGAGCCCGTCTCTCACGGCGGTTATCGACTATCACAAGATGGATCACGGTCCGCGCTTCGGTCAGCACCGCATCGTCTACTCGTTCCCGCTCTCGCTGGAATGGCTGTCTTGGCGCGTTATGGACGCGAAGCCCATGAGCCAGCTCGATTGGGCGGCGTTCGTCGAGGAGCACATCGCCGACTTGGCCTCGCCGCTCGCCGCGGAGAAGAGCGAGTTCGAGCGTCTCTTTCAGACGAAGATCGCCGCGCCGTCCGATCTGATCACGCTCTCGCGCGGGATGCAGATCTCGGTCGAAGCGAAGATCAAAGACATCCGGTTCCTGCAGTCGGGCGAGACGCAGGTGGTCTACGAAGAGACCCACAACGATGCGAACGGCCAGAAGCTCATCATTCCCGGCCTTTTCATCCTGCAGGTTCCGCTGTTCCTCGACGGCGATCCCGTCCGTATCACCGCACGCCTGCGCTATCGGCGGGACGGCGCCAAGATCAACTGGTTCTACCAGCTCTATCGGCCGGACCTCGCTCTGCGGACGCAGCTCCTTTCGGACCTGAAGCGCGTCGAAGATGAGACGGCCCTCCCGACCTACGAAGGGCGTCCGGAGGACTGACGCCGTGGACTTCTGGACCGAAGAGCGCGTCTCCATCGCGAGCAAGCTATGGGAGCAGGGCATAAGCGCTGCCACCATCGGCCAGGCGATCGGCGCGAGCAAGAGCGCCATCATCAGCAAGATGGCCCGGGTTGGCGTTCGCTGCCCGCCAAGGCCAAAGCGGCCGGTCGCGCCGCCGACCCCGCCGGTTCAGCGCAAGTTCGTTCCGCCGAAGCCTTCGCCGATCGCGAAGCCACTCAGCGAAGCCGCTCGCTCGACAGCGGCGCGGGCGGCATTCGGTCCGGCCCTCGGCTTCGGTGCTGAGGCTACCGCCGCCCTCGATGCGCATACCTGCCGATGGCCGATCGGCGATCCGTGCCAACCCGATTTCCGCTTCTGCAATGCGGCTCCAATCGAGCCGCCGTATTGCGAGGCCCATGCGCAAATCGCGTTCGTTCATGTTGGAGTTGCACGATGAGTGAGAGCAAAGCGCCTTTGACCGCCGCTGTCGCGGCCCTGGTTTCCAAAGGTTGCAAGCAAGGTGAGATCGCGCGCCAACTCTCAATACCGCCGAGGCACGTCGGCGGCTATATCCGCTACGCCCGCATGAAGGGGTGGCTGCCGCTATCGCTATCGCTTGCCATTCACGGTCTGTCGCCGGCGGCTCTGGATTCCCTTTCGGCTTCAGCCACCAAGCGCGGCGAGCAGCCTCCAGTGCTGGCCCGGCAGCTGCTGGAAGCCATCCTGACCGATGGCCTGGTTGAGGCTGTTCTCGACGACGGGAGCCGTTCGTGACCCTCCGCCCCGGCGATCACATCCTGATCCGCGCCAAGATTCTCTCCGTCGGCCCCGACGGATGGATGACCGTTCGCGTTCCCTGCGATCACGGCACGGACCAGCGGCTGATCATCAACGCGCATGAAAGGTCGGTGCGGGAAGAGGAGCCCGCGCTGGAGCTGGAGAGCGTCGAGGAGCGTCTCAATGGGTGAGGCTCGACTGTTCCTGAACGGCCGCGTCGAGCTGCACCATGGCGATTGTCTCGCCGTGCTCGACACGCTGCCCGAGAACAGCGTGGACTCTGTCGTCTGCGATCCGCCCTACCATTTGGCCTCGATCGTCAAGCGCTTCGGCGCGAACGGCGCGGCGGCCGCGCAGCATGGTTCGGACGGCCTCTATTCCCGCGCGAGCGCCGGTTTCATGGGCAAGCAGTGGGACGGCGGGGATATCGCCTTCCGCGTCGAAACGTGGGCGAAAGTGCTCCGCGTTCTGAAGCCGGGCGCGTACATCCTCGCATTCTCATCTTCCCGGACCTTCGGTCGCATGTCGGTCGCGATCGAGGATGCCGGTTTCATCACGCATCCGTTCATCGGCTGGCTGTTTGGCCAAGGTTTTCCGAAGGCGCATCGCGTTCACGTACCTGGGCGGGAAGGTTGGCGCTATGGCGGCCAGGCTCTCAAGCCGGCGCTTGAACCGATCTACATGGGACAGAAGCCGTTCTCGGAAAAGAACGGCACTATGAACGTGGAGTACTGGGGGACTGGGGCCGTGAACATTGACGGGTGCCTCGTAGGGGACAATGGCGGATGTGCCGGTGCCGGTGCCGGTGCCGGTGCCGGTGCTTATATCTATGTAGACGGGTTGAACGGCGCTTTTGCCCCTCGGGTTCCCGGACGCGGCCGCTGGCCTGCCAACGTCATGCACGACGGATCGCCAGAGGTTGTCGCAGCGTTTCCTGACAGCGACGGCCAGCAAGGCAACGTGCGAGGGGATGAACCAAGCAATTTAACAAATGCAGTGTACGGGCAATTCGCCGGCCGACCAGCATCCGTCGCTCGCGCTGATTGCGGTTCCGCGGCGCGGTTCTTCTGGTCCTCGAAGGCGGGTGCCGACGATCGACTCGGGTCCAAGCATCCGACAGTCAAGCCGCTGGATCTCATCCAGGAACTAGCTCGCCTGATCACGCCGCCCGGCGGGACCGTCCTTGATTGCTTCGCTGGAACCGGGACAACTGGCGAGGCCGCTTACCGCGAGGGGTTCAGCGCCATCCTGATTGAGCGCGAGGCCGAATACATCGCCGACATTGAACGGCGCATGGCGCTTGTTCTTGCCGGTCGGGACGAGCGCGCGCGGGAAAGCGTCAAGGCACGGGGCTTGCCGGTAGATGCCGGTCCTCTCTTCGGCGGAGGCGGAGCATGAAGCTCGTCATTGTTGAAAGCCCCTTCGCTGGCGAAGTCGAGCGCAACCTTGCCTATGCGCGCGCTGCGATTGCGGATTGCTTCAAGCGGGGTGAATATCCATTCGCGTCTCACCTGCTCTATACTCAGGAAGGCGTTCTCGACGATGCCGATCCGCGTCAGAGACGCTTGGGAATTGAGGCGGGCTTGGCGTGGGGGTCCCGCGCTCATCTAACGGCAGTTTACACCGATTTTGGCATTTCGCGCGGCATGCAAAAGGGCATCGTTCGGGCGGAATCGGAAGGTCGTCCCGTCGAATATCGAACAGTTCCAGGGTGGCATCCGTGACCTGGAAGCCCGAGGACACCGTGCACGTCAGCATCCTCTCGTGGCTCCAGGCCATGCTCCCGCACGCGATCATAGCGCATGTCCCAAACGGCGGCGGCCGCACGGAAGGCGAGGCTCGGAAGATGAAGCGCCTCGGCGTGCTCCCGGGCTTCCCCGATCTCATCGTCATGCCCGGCGGCGGCCAAACGCTCCTGCTCGAAGTCAAGGCTGAGAAAGGTCGCGTCAGCCCAGAACAGCGCGCCTTCGGCATGAGGGTCACCGCGCTCGGCGGGTACGTCTGGGCCGTCGTCCGCTCGATCGACGACGTCAAGATCGTCCTCCGCTCCGCCGGCATTCAGACGCGGGAGGCTGGCGTCGAGATTCCCACTAGGCTTGTGAGGGATGAGGCATGAGCGCGAACTTACATGTCGGACAGAAGGTGGTTTGTGTCGATGACAAGCCGCACCCTCTGAGCTATAAGGGTCGATTTCTCCGAGTATCTCACGCAAATAAACGCATGGAAAGTCGTTACAATCAATATATAACTCCCGTATGGTATACACTGATCCTTTGCGTATGGCCAAGTCTTTTATCTCCAATGCTGACCGCGGTCCAAAGCAAGCTCCTATCCAAAGCCGCCGAGCACGTGGACGGGGTGCGGTAGATGCGGTCTCTCGATCGGAACTGCTTCGTCTATGTCATAGCCACCATGCGTGGCAGCGTTCCCGTATCGCCGGTGAAGGTTGGCATCAGCACGGACCCGTCGCGCCGTCTGGAGGGCCTCGCCACGGCATGTCCGAACCCCATTGCCCTCCTTCGCACCTTTAGATTCCCGACGCGCGCCAGAGCGTCAAAAATCGAGCGTGAGTTCCACTTCCTATACAATGATCAAAGGATGCAGCGAGAATGGTTCGATATAGCTCCGGATGAGGCGGTAGAGGGTGTCGAAACTGCCATCGAGACGGAGTGGGTGTTCTTCGGCCTCGGCGCAGGAGATCACGACTTCAGGGACTCGCTCTGGGAATATGTTCGGTTGCCGCCAGGCGAGGAGGGCGCTTGTCGCAGCTCGTGCTGATGATCGATGCCCTCGTGTCGGCCGGCGCGTCTCCTGAGATGATCGCCGCCGCTGTAAGGGCCGTTGAAAGCGATCGCGAAGAGAAGGAACGGCAGCGACTTGAGCGTCAGGCAGAGCGCACGCGGAAAAGCCGCGCTCTCAGGCAACTGTCACGTGACGTAACGGATGGTAACGTTACATACCATGACACACAGTTACATTCTGTGACAGGCGTTACCGATCCTTCCCCTAAAGAAACGTCCCCCGCACCCCCTAAAGAAAAAACCCCTTCCATCCTCGCTTCGCTCGGTGTTCGTCACGCGAGCGCGAGGTTCCTCGAATTCATTGCTGCCTACCCGAAGCGGATCGAAAAAAAGGCAGCCGAGGCTAAGTTCCATGCGCTCGTCAAGACCGGCCTAGATCCGCAGGTTCTCATCGATGGCGCCGGCCGGTATGCGGAATCTGTACGCGGGGTTGAGCCGCGCTACATCAAATCGCCGGTCGTCTGGCTCACACGCGGATGTTGGGATGACGAAGGGCTCGTCCCGCCAGTTCGCGCCGGCCCGCGTCCGACCCGCCTTGACACGCTTGCCGAAATCCAACGCGAAGCCGCGCAGAGAATGCTCGATGACCAATCTGGCAATCCGCAATACCCGACAGGTGAAACCGAAGCCACAGAGCCGCGAAATGGCCGTCGCGTTGGCGAACTATCGCAACCGCCTGAAGTGGGAGCGCGCGGGCCATCACTCGATCTCTTCCCGCGACGCGCCGACCGATAGCGACGTCCTGGCCCTGAATGAACGCCGCTCCGAGATCGCCGCCGGCCTCGGCGCAGCCTCGGATAGCGATATCGATTTCATCCTGAGCACCCTGTTCATGGGGTTCGGCGGCGCACGGGATTCGGACGTGTCGCTGCGGCAGAGGATCGCCGTATACCGAGGCGTGCTGCGTGGCTTGCCGGCCTGGGCTATCCGAGGGGCATGCGAGCTTTGGCTCGGTGCACGCGCGGGCGCGCACACGGGTTTCGAGCCGTCGGCGGCTGACCTGCGCAAAGAGGCCGACAAGCTGTTCCATCCGCTCCGCGAGGAGCTGGCGGTGATCGATCGGATTCTGCGCGCGGCCGTCGTGCGTGAGCAGACCGAAGCCGAGCGCGCGGCGGTCGAGCGGGGATTTGCGGAACTCCAGGCTGAGATCGGCCGGCCGAAGGGCAAGGATCACTGGCCTTTGACCGAGGACGAGGCGAAAGCCAGGCTTGAACGCCTTCTCCGCGAGCCGATGCCGGAATCGCAGCTCTCCCCCGAGGCCCTCGCCTCTCTGAACCATCGCAAGGAGGATGCGGCGTGAGGACAGACCTGATCAAGGCCATTGCATCCGAGCACGGCGCGACGATCAACTATCTCGCCGAGCAAGGGAAAATCAAGCCGGTGATATTTGATTTTGGCTGGGGCGTGGCCGGTCCGCTCGCGACGGCGGGGAGGCTACCGGAAGACTGGTTCGCCGGCTTCTACCCCCTCCCGCCCATCTCCACTCCCGCAGAGAAAAAGGGAACAGGGACATGAAACAGCGAACGCGCAAGCCTGTTGAGGCCTCAGTGGAAGACCGGGAGGCTGCCTTTCAAGAGAGGCTACGAATCTTACGGCTTGATAGCGACGTAAGGGCTTGGATGGCTATTCCGGACCAACTGGCCAGCCGTCACTTTAGCCTCGCTGTCGATGACGGTGATAGGATGCAGCAGATAGCGATTTCGGTTGGCGCACTTCTGGACGTCGCCCGCGAGTATCTCGCGATGCGGGCCAAACTGGGGGGCGGAACATGATGTGGTTTCCAGAGCCTGCGCCCGGAGCGCCACACACTTACGGGTTCGAGATGACGTTTCGTGGAAATGGCACGCTGTACACGGGCGCATCATTGAGGCCCATCGAGAAGGGGCTCTGAAGCTCCTCCAGCGAAAGTGACTAGCCCCATGCATGATCTCGGCGAAGGTGCATTCTGACAAACGAGGGAACGATGCTGACCATGGCGAAGAGCAAAGCAGGACGCAAGCCAGTGCCGGGCGAGCGCTACCCCTCGGGCCAGCGCGCCAGGAACCATAACGAGACGGCACCGGCCACCTTTCGTCGCCTCGCAGATCAGGCGAAGGCCGGGGCTGCCGATCCGCAATGGGGCGATCCGCTCGGGGCGATGTACCTCCAGGGAGAGATCACGAGCGCCGAATACGCCGCCGGCCGCGAATATGCCAGCCGCAAGCTCAGCTACGATCAATCGATCAATGCTCCGCCAGGCAGTGCACGGTCGCCAAACTTCGAGGTTGGCTCGGGCCGATCTCCAGATGCCGAGACCCATGATGGGCAGAAAGAGGCCCGCAAGCGAGCGGAAAAGGCCCGCCGGCGGCATTTGGAGGGTCGCGAGGCAATCTCAGGTCTTCCCGGAGGATTGGGCGTCCTGGACGTCCTGGAGCGCGTCTGCGTCTATCAACATCAGCCGAGCTGGGCCGAAAAGCTGTGGATCTTGCCTGGGCTTCGGGCTCTTGCTGTGGTTTACCGATTCCAGCGGCATTGACGGCAGGTCGTTTCCATTGTACAGGCTCAGGAAATTCTATGTGTCGGATCGCGTCCGACGCTCAGCCAGGCCGGCAGGTAAGGCCCGGCGAGCAGATCAGCCGGGGCCGTCCTTTCCGGTGGAGAGGACGGCAGCGGGGTTTCTGCCGCCCTCCCGAGCACCAAAGTTCATGTCGCGGTGGAGCAATCCGGTAGCTCGCCAGAGCTGACAGTCCACCGCTGTGGCGGGTAAGAGCGCCGGTGCGCTCCTCGGTCTCATAAGCCGACGCAGGCCGTTCAACTCGGCACCCGCAACCAGTTTCGAGCGGCACCCAAATTCGCGCAGGAATCTGCTCATGGTAGCAGTGGATCGCGCGCAGGGGCAAGAGCCGATGACGATCGGAGTTCTACCCCGTAAGTTTCATGTCGCGGGTTCAAATCCCGCCCGCGCAACCAGTTTCGAGTGAGCGGCGTGGAATCACGCTGGTGCAGCCGTCACCCGGCTGGTCTCAACCGAGCAAATGGGGCTCTAGCTCACTCGAAGGCCTATCCAGCATGCCTGTCGGTTGGTCCCCACGAGGCATTGGGGAGATCCTTTGGCCTCCCGACAGTGCAAAGCGTCTGCGCGCGCATGCTGGCACCAAGCCCGGAGCCCCGCCATGCAGACCGCGCTCTTCCTCATCGTGCTCGCCGCCGTCGTCGTGATCGGGCGAGCGTAGGCCGGACCAAATGTCAATCGATTGGGAGGCGATCGAGCGCGAGTACCGCGCCGGGCAGCTATCCGTCCGCGAGATCGCTCGGCAGTTCGGCGTCAGCCATGTCGCTATCGGCAAGAAGGCGAAGGCGAACGGCTGGGCCCGCGACCTTGCCAAGGACGTCCGTGCCGAGGTTACCAATCGACTGGTTACCGAGAGCGTTACCGATGGTAACGCACGGGCGGCAATCGATGCCGCAGCCAGCCGTGTGGTCGAGCTTGTCCGGCAGCATCGCGGGTCGCTGGGGCGTGCCAACCGCATCGTCGAGAAGCTCCTCGATGAGCTGGAGGAAGGCACCGACAAGCGGGGCGAGATCGAAGACGAGGTTGAACGCGTAGCCGCTGAGGAAGGGTTCAACGCGGCTCGCCGTGACGCGATGCGGAGGGCGGTGAGCCTGCCATCGCGCGCCATGGTCGCGCGGGAGCTGTCCCAGACGCTCAAGAACCTGATCCCGCTGGAGCGGCAAGCGTTCAATCTTGATGCCAGAGACGACCATGATGGCGGCGGCGCCGACGGCCAGGGCGCCTTTGAAGCCTTCACCAAGGCTCTGGACGGCATTGCCTCCCGGAAGTCGAGCGGCCCTGAAATCCAGGGCGGCTTGGCTGAACGAGGCGAGGGCGTCGCAGATCACCCCTGACGGGGATTGGTCGACCTGGCTGATCCTGGCTGGCCGCGGCTGGGGAAAGACCCGGACCGGCGCGGAGGATGTGGCGTGGTACGGCCTCAGCCATCCCGGGGTCAGGATTGCGATCGTCGCGCCGACATACGGGGACGCGCGCGACACATGCGTTGAAGGCGAGTCCGGGCTGCTTGGCGTCGTCCCGCCCGAGTGCGTCGAGGCCTGGAACCGCTCGCTCGGCGAACTGATCCTCGTCAACGGGTCGCGCTACAAGCTCTTCTCGGCGGACGAGCCGGAGCGGTTGCGCGGACCACAGAATCACAGGGCTTGGTGCGACGAGCTCGCGGCATGGCGATATCCCGAGGCCTGGGATCAGTTGCTGTTCGGACTACGGCTCGGCGATGATCCTCGTGTCGTCGTCACCACGACGCCACGTCCGACGCGGCTGATCCGGGAATTGGTCGCGAAGGAAACCGTCAGGATCACGCGCGGCGCGACGTCCGAGAACGCCGAGAACCTCGCGCCGGCCGCGCTCGCGCAGCTCTACGAACGCTATGCCGGCACACGGCTCGGCCGCCAAGAGCTTGATGCCGAGCTGCTGGAAGACGCACCTGGCGCTCTGTGGACCAGGGCGCTGCTGGATGAGCTTCGATGCAAGCCAGCCGTGGTGCCGCAACTGCGCAGGATCGTGGTCGCGATCGACCCGGCGGTGACGAGCCACGAGGATTCGGACGAGACCGGGATCATATGCGCGGGTCTCGGCGTCGACCGTCACGGCTACGTCCTCGAGGACGGGTCGGGAATCTACAGCCCAGTCGCGTGGGCGCGGCAGGCGATCGCAATGCTGAAGGCCCGACGGGGCGACCGGATCGTGGCCGAAATCAACAACGGCGGCGAGATGGTGGAGAGCACCATCCGCATGGTCGACCCGAACGCCTCGTTCAAGGCGGTGCACGCCAGCCGGGGCAAGGTCGTCCGGGCCGAGCCGGTGTCGGCGCTTTACGAGCAGCGAAAAGTCCACCACGTGGGCTCGTTTCCGGATCTCGAAGACCAGATGTGCGTGTTCACGACGGACTTCGATCGCGCCAAGGACGGATCACCGGATCGCGTCGATGCGCTGGTGTGGGCATTGTCCGAGCTGATGGTTGTTGGCCCGGCGCCTATCGTCATCAGCGATGACGCTCTGGCGGCATCCCGCCGGCCGTCCTCATCGAGGTTCCGATGACGCTTCGCCGCCACGACGATGATACGGGCGATCGTCGCTATCGTGACGACGAAGCGCTTTCGCGCCAGCCGCTCACCATCTCCGACGACGCGCTGGAGGCATCGCGAGAAGGCCGCAGCCGGCGCGGCGACGCCCGCAAGATCGTGCCGCGGCCCTACGGCGGCTACGTCGGGAGCTTTTCCGACCGGGCCGAGCCGCACCGGTGAAGGGAGCCAAGCGCGCGGCGCGCGCCGCCGCGAAGAAGGAGGCCAAGCGAGAGGCGCGGTGGCAAGGCAGGATTCCGGATAGCGTCCTGGCGGCATCCTGCATCAGGCCGGGGCGTCAGTCGGCGATGCCGTTCGCCGTCCCGAAGCCCTATCCGGGCGTGCTGCCTAAGGATGCGTCCGGCGCCGGCATGGCGATGGATTCGAACGCGGACATCATCGCGGCGGGGGCGTGGGCCGGCGGATACTACGGCTACGCCTTCAGCGAGGGACTGGAATTTCTCGGGTATCCGTATCTGGCCGAGCTGTCGCAGCGGCCGGAATATCGCCGCATTGTCGAGGTCATCGCGACCGAGATGACGCGCAAGTGGATCAAGCTCAAGTCGAAGGGCGACGCGGACAAGACGGACAGGATCGCGGAGCTCAACGACGCGCTGGACGGGTTCGCCGTCCGCGACTCGTTCAAGACCATCGCCGTCCAGGACGGCTTCTTCGGGCGGTCGCACCTCTATGTCGACACTGGAGCGACCGACAACCCGGAAGAACTGCTCACCCCGATCGGCACGGGCCGGGATAGCCTGAGCCGGACGAAGGTCGCCAAGGGCAGCCTAAAGGCGTTGCGGCCGGTCGAGGCGGTCTGGACCTACCCGACGAACTACAATTCGAACGATCCGCTGAAGGGAGATTGGTACAAGCCGGACACCTGGTTCGTCATGGGCAAGCGCATCCACGCGTCGCGCCTGCTGACGTTCATCGGCCGCGAGGTGCCGGACCTGCTGAAGCCAGCCTACTCGTTCGGTGGCCTGTCGCTCACGCAGATGGCCAAGCCCTACGTCGACAATTGGCTGCAGACCCGGCAGTCGGTCAACGACATCGTCTCGGCGTTTTCGACTTTCGTGCTCAAGACGAACATGTCGGAATCGCTGCAGGTCGGCGGCGACGCGGGCGTCCGGCGCGCGGAGGTGTTCAACAACTTCCGCAACAACCGCGGCCTCTTCATGCTCGACAAGGAGCAGGAGGAGTTCGAGAACGTCTCGGCGCCGCTCAGCGGCCTCGACCACCTGCAGGCCCAGGCGCAGGAGCACATGGCCTGCCCGGCTGGCATTCCGCTGGTCAAGTTCCTCGGCATCACGCCGTCCGGCTTGAACGCTTCGTCGGATGGCGAGATCAGGACGTTCTACGACTGGATTGCGGCCTACCAGCATGCGCTGTTCCGCGAGAACCTGACGCGGGTCATCGACTTCGTCCAGCTCACGATCTGGGGCGAGGTCGACGATGAGATCACCTACGAGTTCGAGCCGCTCTGGGAGCTGAACGAGAAGGAGCGGGCCGAAGTCGAGAAGACCGGGGCCGACACGGCGCAGGTCCGTATCGATTCTGGCGTGATCTCTCCCGAGGAAGAGCGCCGGCGCCTCGCTGGCGACCCATCGTCTCCCTACGACGGGCTCGACCCGGACGACGCGCCGGACTTGTTGGACGAGGAAGCGCAGGGGCTCGAGCCGGAGGGTGGGAGGCCCGACCCGGTCGCGGAGAAGCAAGCCGGGGCTCTGCCGGGTCAGGACGAGGCTCGCTTCGAGGAAGGCAAGCACCCGCGGGATCACGGCAAGTTCGCGTCGTCTGGCGGTCGATCGGAAGGCGGCGCAGCGGCCAAGGTCACCGCGAAGCAGGCGCAGCAGAAGGCCTCGGCCTGGCTGAGCCGGGACAAGGCCAGCGCGGCGCTCGCGCAGGTCGCCGGCGCGGTCAAGACGAAGATCAAGGATCCGGAGTTCATCAAGGCAGCGATCGGCACGGCGCTCAACCAGGCGATCGGCCACTACGTCTACACGCACGACTATGTCGATTCGGACATCATCGCGCACGGCATCCAGCATATCGAGGTCGGACTGGCGGTTTCTGCGGCGCAGGCGAGGGGCATTATGCGGAACGCCGTCGACGCGCTGATCGGCGCCTACCGCAAGCCGGCGAAGGACGCGGCCGAGGCCGATGTGCCGGAGGACGATGACGAGTTCCTCGAGGCGCTGGAGGCTCTCCGCGAGCAGATCGGCGATGACGGCGGCTCCCTCGATCAATGACGCCGTCCTTGACGGGCCTTTGGCGCTTCAGGATAGGGCTTCTGCGTAGGCCGATCGTGCAAGTCCAGGAGAGGCGCAGGCGTCCGATCTTCGGGAAGGCGGCGATAGTCTCCGGCCGCAGAATCCAAGAGGAAGTCGTTTGGCGGGACGCGGCGGCGGATGATATTCTAGCGCTTCAGGCCGGAGGCCATCTCAAGGAGCGCGCGGCATGGTCAAGTTGACGTTGGCGGAACTGCTGAACGGCGAGCCCGCATCGGTTCCCAGAGAGAGCATCGCGCGATTTGCCAAGGTGGCGGGGCAGGAATTCGAGCGCGTATTTGGCCCCTATCCGGTCGGTGTTGCTCCTGATGGCGCGGTCGTCTTTGCCGAGATATCAGCGCCTGACGATCGCGGCTTCTACATCGAAGGCGGATGGTATGCCGTCCACGATCTGGAGCGCCTCCTTCGCGAAGATGCTGGTCTCTTGGCCGCGATGAAAAGGGCCGTCTATGCCGTCGAGACTGCGCCAGCGAAAGACGCGGAAGAATGACCTGGTCCTGCGTCCGGTTCACCCGAACGCAGGCCTGCAAGCCGCCTACCGCCGCAAGCTGACGGCGCTGATCGACGAGATGGCGCGCTCGGTCGGGTACTGGCTGAGCGCCGCGTACCGGGCCAACGAACCGGAGATCGCGCAGGACGAGTCGCCGGCGGCCGCGCTTCGGGCCGCTATGCGCAGGCTGGCGCGGCGCTGGTTTCGGCGCTTCGATGTCGCGGCCAAGGAGCTGGCGGACTACTTCGCGACGGCGGTCTCGGATCGCAGCGACGCGGCGCTGAAGGCCATCCTGAAGAAGGGCGGCATCAGCGTCGAGTTCAAGATGACCAAGGCGCAGAACGACGTCCTGCAGGCGACGATCGGCGAGCAGGTCGGGCTCATCAAGTCCATCCCGGCGCAGTACCTGACGAGCGTCGAGGGTCTCGTGATGCGGTCGGTGCAGACCGGGCGCGATCTCGGCGAGCTGACCAAGGCGCTGCAGAAGCAGCATGGCGTCACGAAGCGGCGCGCGGCGTTCATCGCGCGGGACCAGAACAACAAAGCGACCGCGAGCCTGACGCGGGCCAGGCAGGTCGAGCTCGGCATCACCGAAGCGATCTGGGTGCACAGCGCCGGCGGCAAGACGCCGCGGCCGACCCATGTGAAGGCTGGGCGCGAGCAGGCCCGCTACGACGTGCGCAAGGGCTGGTTCGATCCGCACGAGCAGCGGCACATCCTGCCGGGCGAGCTGATCAACTGTCGGTGCGTGGCGCGGCCGGTCGTGAAGGGGTTTAGTTGATCAGGAACTTGGCTGGGTCATCTGGTATAAGCTCTGCGCTCGACGTCATTTCTATCGAAATAGCGTCGCCCGGTCCGTAAATCACGACGTCTACTTCATCTGGCACACCTTCAAGCGCCTTGCGCAGTTCGCCAACGGTCATTGTTGCTCCTCCTGAGTGTCAACCAACAGTCCTGACTCTTCATCGTATCGGTGCCCAGCCCTGGCAAGTTCGGCGATGATATCGGCCTTGCTCTCGGCGATGCCGCAATCTCGGATTGCTACATCAAGCCCCAGCTCTGGATATAATGGAGTCCAATAGTTCATGTATGCGACGATCGTTCTATATTGGCTGAGGGTCATCGTTGACGCCTTCCCCTGTGTTCAGAACGTCGGCCAGTCCCTCGGCCGATAGCCGTCTCGGTAGGCTTCGGCGAGGCGCCGCAGCGTCTCGCTCGGTTCCCGCGGCTCGGTTTTGTGGATCAGCCGTCGATAGTGTGATCCGGTGATGCCAAGGACGGCCGCGAACACCTCTTGCGTGCGGACGCCGACCTGCTTGCGGATGGCCTCGAAGTCGATCGGCTGGCTCATGGATCAGTCGTCACTCCAGATATCGGCGATCGTACCACTCCATTCGGCGCACATCCAAGGGCACGAGCCGATGGCGAAGAGCATGAGGGTCGTGAGCGCGGTCTTCTTCAGGATCGTGAGGGTTCCGAGGATGATCTTCAGCATTGGTGTTCTCCGTGAGGTTGGCGGGGCGGCTTGCGCCGCCCCTGGTTCGGTTCAGGCTTCGTTGGTGGTCTTCAGGACGGCCTCGATCACGCTGAGGGCGTAGGAGGCCTCGGCGGCTGCCATCTCCTTGCGCCCCTGCTCGATGCTCATTGAGCCGGAGGCGACCGCGGCGCCGATCTGGTCGAGGGTGGCTTCGTAGGCTTGGCGGGTAGCTTGCATCGTCTCGCTCCATAGGTTTGGTGGGTAGGTTCGTCTCTCTGATGTCCCGGGGCTTTGGTCTCGCTCGGTCTATGACGACTTGCCCCGTCGTTCACAAGTACACACTAGCGCATCATACGCTAATGTCAACTATGAAAAAGCAGCAGGGGCAAAAATATTTCCTGCCGGATTGCGGAGGCGTCAGAATGCCGGCTGTCAGCGAGCGCCAGCGCCGCGCTATGCAAGCGGCCGCGCATGGGAAGTCCACGCTGGGCATTCCGCAGAAGGTCGGCAAGGAGTTCGTCGGCGACGCCGAGTTCAACGAGGAGGACCACCCGCGCGACCATGGCAAGTTCGCCAAGGGCAGCGGCGGCATCAAAGAGGTTGATAATTTAGAGGACCCTGACGAAGAGGGTGTGATCAGCAACGAGGCCTTCGAGGAATACAATCAGCGCGACGAGGCGATCGAAGAGAATCACGAAAACCTCGAAACCATACATAATAATATCGCGAAGCTGATGGCCGAGCTGAAGAAGCACCACAAGCTGTTGGGAAAGCATGTCAAGATCGCTGAGCGCAATCTAGAGCGTCTAGAGGAGATTGAGGCCGCAAACGGTGGGGAGTCGGAATACTCGTCTCCGATCGTCAGGGCCGCTCGCGAAATGCATGACGAGATCGACAGCATGCTCGACACCTACCAGGACAAGGCCTCGGGCATGAAACAGGCGCGCAAGGAGTGGGGGGCGTGAGGCGCGCACTTCGATCCAGGGCGAGAAAGCTGCGACCGCTGTCACGCGACGCCTTTGCCCTCGACAAGGCCACGGTCCGCCGCGTCGATCACGACGGCCATCTCCACGTCGAGATGACCCCGATCAGCAAAGCCAACGTCTGTCCCTATTTCGGCCGGGAAATCCCCGACTTCGAGAAGCTTGGGCTCGAGCCGGACAAGACCTATCAGCTCTACCGGGACCCGGACGAGCTGGAGAGGGCGGCGGCGAGCTTCGCCGGCAAGCCACTGCTGCTCGTGCACACGCCGGTGACCGCGGACGAGCACCCGCGGCAGAGCACGGTCGGCTCGGTCGGCAACGACGTTGCGTTCAAGGCGCCCTATCTCATGGCGCCGCTGAGCGTGTGGGACGGCGAGGCGATCGGCCTCATCGACTCGGGCGAGCAGAAGGAATTGTCGAGCGCTTACCGCTACCGCGCCGACATGACGCCGGGCAAGACGCCGGACGGCGAGGCTTATGACGGGGTGATGCGCGACATCGCGGGCAACCATGTCGCCCTGGTCAAGGAAGGCCGGGCCGGGCCCGACGTCGTGGTCGGGGACAGCAAGGAGAAGGTGGGCATGAGCTTCGACTTCAGCCGCTTTGTCTTCGATGCCGCGCCGAAGAAGCCGTTTGACTACGACAAGTATTTCCAGCGGCACAACGAAGCGACTGAGTCCCGCGGGCAGAGTGCCGCGAACGCGAGTTGGGAAGCGCTCGCGCAGCGTTCCCAGATGTCGCCGAAGCAGCGCAAGGCCGAACGCGAGGCGAAGGTCGCGAATGCGACGAAGGCAGAGCCGTCCTTCGCGGGTAGCTGGAGCCGGCTCGCTGGCGCCAGCAAGCGCAAGGGCGGCGGCGCTGGCGGCAAGACCAAGCACGATCCATCGAACGGGCAATTCACCGGCGACGCCGATCCGGTGACGGCCGTGAAGGCCTTCCTCACCGACAAGCTCAGCCCGCAGGACATGGCCGAAATCGAGCGGCTGATTGAACCACGCGCTCGGGAGAGCGCAAGCAACGGAGCCCAAGACATGAACATTCTTTCCCGCAAGGGCGCCGTCGCACAGGGCGCTCTCATGGTCTACCTCGCGCCGAAGATGGCGAAGGATGCCAAGCCCGTCGATCTCGCGCCCGTGCTGAAGGGCGTCACGGCCAAGAACTTCGGCGCGCGCAAGGCCGGCATCGTCGATGCGGTCAAGGAGGTGACGAGGGACAAGCTGGCGCAGGACGCGGACATCGCGGACCTCACCAACCTCCTCGACGCTCTGGAGAAGGTCGAGACCGGCGAGCCGCGCGCCGGCGACGACCTCGACCCGAACAGCGGCATTCCGATGGCCCCGGTCGAGGACGCGGACGACCCCAAGGCCCGCGTCATGGAATTCCTGAAGGACAAGCTGAGCCCCGAGGACATGGCGGCCTGCGCCGAGATGTGGGGCGAGCCGGCCATGGACGAGACCGACGACGAGAAGGCGGCGCGCGAGGAGCGTGAGCGCGCCGGGGGTCGAGCGGCCGTCGCGGCAACGAAGGACAAGCCGGCGAAGGACGCTGAAATGAAGGACATGGTGACGAAGAAGGCGATGGACGAGAAGATCGCCTCCGAACGGCAACGCCAGCGCGACGTGCGCGAGGCTGAGCGCTTCGTCCGTCCGTGGATCGGCGACCTCGCCATCGCCTACGACTCGGCCGACGACGTCTACAAGGCGGCGATCGAGGCCCGCGGCAAGAGCACGAAGGACATCCACCCCTCCGCCTTTCGCGCCATCCTCGAGATGCTGCCGAAGCCCGGCACCGAGCACCGCCCGGCGGGCAACCGCATCGGCATGGATGCGGCGAGCCAGAACGCCAAGAGCTTCGCCGAGATGTTCCCGGGCGCGATGGACATCCGCCTCAACGCCTGACCCCCAAGCGCCTGAACGGCAAGAGGAGATATCGCCATGACCGGCGGGATTCAGCAAACTGTGACGACCCAGCCGGCACCCGGAGTGGCTGGCGATTTCTGCGACGCAAACCCGCGCTACTCGGTCGATGCCGGCCCGGGCGGCGGCGTGGCCGGCCCGAACGGCCTCGTCATTGGCCGGTTCGCGTGGGCCTCCTATTCGACGACCGATGCCGACGGCGCGCCGGTTGCCTACAACAACTTCGGCTCCGGGCCCGTCATCGGCTTCGTCGGCCGGGCGCAGCAGGGCCTGATCACCACCTACCTGACGGCAGCCGGCATGACGATCCCCGCGGGATTCATGGCGACGCCGTTCTCGGCGGGCGGGTTCTGGGTCCGGAACGACGGCGCGACCGAGGCGCTTCCCGGGCAGAAGTGCTACGCCAACTTCGCCGACGGCAAGGCGACGTTCGCCGCTGCCGGGTCGCCGTCCGGCGCGACCGCGACGTCCTGGTCCATCTCGGCGCAGACCGCCTCGTTCACCGGCTCGATCTCCGGCGACGTCCTCACGGTCACCGGAGCCGTCACCGGCACGATCTACCCCGGGAGCGTTCTGTCCGGCACCAACGTCGCGACCGGCACGCAGATCACCGGCCAACTCTCCGGCACCACGGGCGGCGACGGCACCTACTCCGTCAGCATCCCGGAGCAGATCGTCGCGGCGACGACGATCACCGCGGCCTATGGCCTGCTGACGCTGACCACGGTCAGCGCAGGTGCCTTCGGCGTCGGCGACACGCTGACCGGCGCGACGGCGGGCGTCACCGCCGGGACAACGATCACGCAGTTCATCACCGGCTCGGGCGGCACGGGCAGCACTGCGGCCGTCACCCCGTCGCAGACGTCGAGCAGCGGCAGCCAGGGCAACCTGACCGGCGCCACCAACGTCGAAACCTCCTGGTACGCCCGCTCGTCGGGCCTTGCCGGCGAGCTCGTCAAGATCACCAACGTGCCGGGCGTCGGCTAAGCCTCATCGGCCCAAAGCTCAGGAGAAATCGACTATGAACCGTCAAGAAGCAGCACAGCTCTGGGCCGAGCACCGCGGGATGCTGGCGCAGCGCGGCGTCACCATGGACGCCGTCCGGTCCTACGTTCCCGACGAATTCCGCTACGACTTCGCGCTGGCCATGGATGCCCAGCCGCAGCTCTCGGCGACCGATCCGAACTCGGCGGTCCCGGCGATCCTCACCACCATGATCGACCCGAAGGTCTTCAAGGCGCTGTTCGCGCCGAACAAGGCCGCGGTCATTATGGGCGAGGAGCGGCGCGGTACTTGGCTCGACGACACGATCATGCTGCCGATCACCGAGGCCGCGGGCGAGGTGTCGAGCTACGGCGACTACGCCGAGAACGGCACGGTCACGTCGAATACCAACTGGCCGCAGCGCCAGGCCTATCTGTTTCAGGTCATCAAGCAGTACGGCGAGCGCGAGCTGGAGCGCGCCGGACTGGCCCGCATCAACTGGGTGTCGGAGCTGGACTATTCCGCCGCCCTGATGCTGAACAAGTTCTCGAACCTGACGTATTTCTTCGGCGTCGCGGGCCTCCAGAACTACGGGCTGCTCAATGATCCTCATCTCAACGCGTCGCTGACGCCGGCAACGAAGGCGTGGGGCGGGACCGGTTGGTACAATCCGTCGGGGCAGATCGCGGCATCGGCGAACGAGATTTACGCCGACATCGAGAACCTGTTCGCGGCCCTCGTCAGCCAGACCGCTGGCCTGGTCGATCGCGAGACGCCAATGGTGCTGGCGATGAGCCCGCAGTCGGAAGCGGCGCTGACCACGACGAACTCGTTCAACGTCAACGTCAGCGACCTGCTGAAGAAGAACTTCCCCAACCTGAAGGTCGAGAGCGCCGTGCAGTACGGCGCGCTCAGCGCATCGAACCCGCAGGGCATTTCCGGCGGCAATTTCATGCAGCTCATCGCCAAGCAGCTCGACGGGCAGGACACCGGGTTCTGCGGCTTCAACGAGAAGATGCGGGCCCACAAGCTCATCCCGCAGATGTCGAGCTACAAGCAGAAGGTCAGCGGCGGGACCTGGGGCTGCATCCTGCGCATGACGTCTACCATCGCCTCCATGATCGGGATCTGAACCAATGGCCGGACCGACCGTCACCGTTGCCTGCAAGCATCCGCCGGGCATCATCATGCGCGTGTTCAAGCGCGAGGAATACGACATGCCGGTGCTCGGCGGCGGCACACGCAAGGAATCCCGCGCGATCGCCGTCGGCAAGGCAGTGAAGATCAACGGGCCGGCCGTGCCGTTCGGGCATACGCCGAGCTTCGTCATTGCGGGCGGCTATGCGCTGACGCCCAACGTGCCGGCCGACGTCGCGAACGCGTGGATGGAGCAGAACAAGGATTCGGACCTCGTTCAGAACGACATCATCCACTTTCACGAGAAGGCCGAGTTCGCCGAGAAGAAGTCGAAGGAGCAGAGCGCCGTGAAGAGCGGCCTCGAGCGCCTCGACGTCCGCACCGCTACCAAGAACGGCCGCGAGGTGCCGCGCGACCCGCGCTGGCCGGCGCGCACCAATCCGAACCTATCGGGGATCCGGACCGACTCGCGCGACGACGCGGCGTAGACCGCCATGGGCGTCCAGGTCACGTTCAACTATGCGGCCTGGGCAGCGCTGTTCCCGCAGTTCAGCAACCTGACGAGCGACCAGGTCGCCGGCCCGATCCTGACCCTGGCGGAGCAGTACAATCGCAACGACGGCGGCGGCCCGGTGTGCGACGCCGGAATCCAGACGCAGCTCTTGAACATGATGGTCGCGCACGTCGCGCAGCTGCTCTTCGGCTCGACGACGCAGCCGCTCTCGCCGTTAGTCGGCCGGATCAGCAACGCCAGCGAGGGTTCGGTCTCTGTCGGAACCGATTTCCCGACGACGCCGAACGACAAGTGGTTCTCGCAGACGCAATACGGCGCCATGTGGTGGCAGCTCGCGCTGCCGTTCCGGCTTGGCCGCTACGCTCCGAAGATCACGCCGCAATACCAGCCCATCAACGGATCGTGGGGCGGCTGGGGCTACGGGCGGCGCTGAGCACAACCTTCGACGAAAGGACAGATCATCATGGCAAAATTCCTCAGGCTGCATCGGCTGGGCGACAAGGTCGCGGTCACGCTGAACCCCGCATCGATCCAGCACATCGAGCGCGTCGCCGCGGTCGAGGCGCGGCCCGCCATCCCGGCCCGTCCGGCGACGGCCGGCGCGAAGGCCTGGCCGCCCGCCACCAAGGCGGTCGCCGCGGTCCCGGAGCAGGCAGGCTCGCCGGAATCGGCCATCATCCACATCATGGACTCGACGGTCACGCCGCTGCACGTCTTCGAGACGCAGGAGGCGATCGAGACCGCGATCAACGGCGACGCCGAGATCGTGGACGACCGGCCCGAGGCCAAGGCGCTGCGCGAGAGCGAAGAGCGGGCCAAGGCTGACGCCGCTGAGAAGGCCAGGGCCGAGGCCGACGCCGCAGACGACCGCGACCGGCCGGCCGCGGAGGCTGGCGCCGAGACCGACGCCCGGACCTGATGGCGACGCTGAAGGGCGGCGACAAGCTCACCACCGCGCTCAGGAAGATCGCTCAGGGCGTCGACAAGGCGGCGAGCGTCGAGATCGGCTTCCTCGAGGGTGCGACCTATCCGGATGGCACGCCCGTCGCCATGGTCGCGGCGATCCAGGAATTCGGGGCTCCGTCCCGCAACATCCCGCCGCGGCCATTCTTCCGCAGCATGATCGCGGCGAAGAGCGGCGAGTGGCCCAGCGCCGTTGCCGGCCTGTTGCGGACCAACGACTACGACGCCGAGAAGACGCTCGACCAGACCGGCGCGGCCATCGCCGGCCAGCTCCGGCAGAGCATCGTCGATACGAACAGCCCGCCGCTGGCCCAGAGCACGATCGACCGGAAGGGCTCAGCCAAGCCGCTCGTCGACACCGGCCACATGTTCAACAGCATCGACCACATCGTGAAGACGTCCTGATCAGGAGACCAACCGTCATGCTCCGTTTCGCCCGCATCCTCGGCATCGCCGCGCTTATCCTCTCGCCGGCGCTCGCCCTCGGTCAGACCACGTCGCTGGACCAGATCCCGGCGCCGGTCCCGTCGACATCGAACACGGGGCTCAACTCCGAGAACCTGCTGCAGTACTATGCGGTGCCGGGCGGTGCGGTCTACCAGAGCTTCTTCCGGCAGCCGGGCCAGGGCGGTCAGCTCGTCCCCGGCGGCATGGCGTTCGTTCCGGGTGGCGGTGGCCCGCTCACGCGCTATCTCCCGCTGATCGACGGTCACTCCGATCTCGGCGTGCCGATGACCGCTGCAGCCGGCACGCCCTCGGGCACGGTCGGCGTCTCGCGCACGGCCGGCACCTCGCTCGTCCTGACCGGCGAGACGACCTCGTCGAGCGCCAAGACGAACAAGGTCATCTTCGAGTTCAACCTGCCGACGACCTACATCGCCGGCGCCAACATTCCGGTCATCGTCAACGCCAATTATGCCGGTGGCGGCACCGTGACGGCGGCCAGCACCACGATCACGGCGCAGCTCTACACCGAGACGAACGGCGTCGAGGCCGCGGTGACGACGTCGGCCGCTCAACAGTTCACCCTCACCGCGGCGAACTACACGTTCACCGTGACCGGGACGGGCCTCGTGCCTGGCCAGCACGTCATGCTGGAGCTCGTCATGCTGGTCACGACGTCGGCCGGCGGCGCGACGGGCCAGATCAACAGTGTCGCGTTCCAGGGATGAACCTTCACGGCATCGTCGCGCCGTTCATCGGCACGATCAACCCGAACGTCACCGCGACGGTCAAGCGCTCGACCGGTTCGACGACGAATCCGGACGGCTCGCGGGTCCCGACCTACGACACGTTCGCGATCGTCGCGCAGGTCCAGGCGCTGACCTACACGGACATCGTCCAACTCGACAGCCTCAACATCCAGGGCGTCCGGCGGGCGATCTACCTCACGGGCAACGTCATGGCGCTCGTCCGTGTCGACCGGCGCGGCGGCGATCTCATCGTGTTCCCGGACGGCACCCTGCCTGAGGGGAACACATGGCTCGCGGCGATGGTGCTGGAGCAGTGGCCCGACTGGGTCAAGGTCGCGATCACGCTGCAGGACGGGGGCTGATGATGAAGCGCTTGCTGCTCGCCGTAGCTCTGCTCTTCGCAACGGCGGCGCGCGCCGATCCGGTCATCACATGGGTGCCGCTCGGCTACCAGCAGATCGCGCCGACCTCGGCCACGGCGTTCACCGCGCCGGCCGGCGCCACCATGGCGCTGCTCTCGGCCGAGGTGCAGGCGATCCGCTGCCGCGATGACGGCGTGGCGCCGACCACGAGCGCGGGCTTCCTGATCCCGGTCGGCATCGCGCCCTTCCAGTATTCCGGCACGCTCTCCGCGATGCAGTGCATCAACGCCGTATCGGGCGGGGTGCTGAACATCCTCTATTATCGCTGATGCCATTCGCGCCGGTCCCGACCCAGTCGGGCATCCAGACAGCGCTACGGGCCTTCCTGATCCAGATCCTGCCGACCGGCGTCGAGGTGATCGAGGGCCAGGACAACCGCGTACCGGAGCCGCAGGGCACCGACTTCGTCGTGATGACGACGATCCTGCGCGAGCGGCTCGAGACCAACATCGACACCTATGCCGACGGGGCTTTCACCGGGTCGATCGCCGGGACCGTGATGACCGTCACGGCCGTGCAGATCGGGGCCGTCGTGGTCGGCAACGTGCTGTTCGGGTCAGGCGTGACGGCCGGCACCACGATCACCGCGCAGACCGGCGGTGCACCGGGCGGTATCGGGACCTACACGGTCATGCCGTCTCAGACCGTCGGCACCGAGACGCTCGCTTGCGGCGCCGGGATCATCGCTCAGCCGACCAAGGTGACGGTCCAGCTCGACGTGCACAGCGCCAATGTCCAGGACGCGGCGGACATGGCGCAGACCATCGCGACGCTGTTCCGCGACGAATATGCGACCCAATTCTTCGCCGTGACCGGCACGGACGTGACGCCGCTCTACGCGGGCGATCCCAAGCAGATGCCGTTCATCAACGCCGAGCAGCAATACGAGACCCGCTATGTGGTCGACGCGGTGCTGCAGGCCAACCAAGTCGTCGGCGTGCCCCAGCAGTTCGCCGACCGCCTGACGGTCGATCTGATCTCGGTCGAGGCGACCTACACCCCATGAGGACCAATCGATGAGCACCATCCCGGCCTCGCAACTGGTCGCCGTCAATCCGGGCGTGCTCAGCGCCGGCGGCGACGCGTTCGCGCTCAACGGCCTCGTGCTGACCGAGAGCGCGCGGGTACCGATCGGGACGGTGCAGTCGTTCGCCTCCGGGGCGGCCGTGGCGAGCTTCTTCGGGGCCGGCTCGCATGAGGCGCAGATCGCCGGCGGCGGCACCGGCCTCGGCTCGGGCTACTTCGGCGGCTACGACAACTCGACGCAGAAGCCCGGCGCGCTGCTTTTCGCGCAATATCCGGCGACGGCGGTCGCGGCCTATCTCCGCGGCGGAAACGTCTCGAACCTCACGCTGGCGCAGCTCCAGGCCCTGTCCGGCTCGCTGACCGTCGTGATCGACGGCTACACGCACGTCATCTCCTCGATCAGCCTCTCGTCCTACAACAGCTTCTCGGCCGCGGCGGCCGGCATCCAGGCGGCCTTCACGGATCCGACCGAGGCGACGTTCACGGCCTCGCTCGGCGCGACATTCACCGGCACCGGCTCCGGCACGAACCTGACCACCACATCGGTCACGGGGCTGATTTCGGTCGGCGATACGGTCTCGGGCTCCGGTGTGCCGGCCAACACCACGATCGTCTCGCAGACCAGCGGCACGACGGGCGGTGCCGGCGTCTACGTCACGAGCAACGCGACGACGTCGAGCAGCGCGAGCCTGGCGACGGCCTCGACCGTGCTCGATGTGACGGTCGACACCGACCACGCCATCGCGGTCGGGCAGACCGTCGTCGGCTCGGGCGTGACCGGCTCGCCGGTGATCACGGCGCAGCTCGGCGGCACGACCGGCGGCGTCGGCACATATCGGATCAGCGGCGCGCAGCAGTCGGTCGCCAGCGAGTCGATGACTGGCGTCGCAACGGCGCCGCTCGTCACCTTCGACAGCGTGTCCGGCGCCTTCGTCATCACGTCGGGGATCACCGGGACGCCGTCGACCGCGGCCTTTGCGACCGGCACGCTGGCTGCGCCGCTGTTGCTCACCTCGGCGACCGGCGCCGTCCTGTCGCAGGGTGCGGCCGCCACGACGCCCAGCGCCTTCATGAACAGCCTGATCCAGGTCACGCAGAACTGGGCGACGTTCATGACGGCGTTCGATCCGGACGGCGGCTCGGGGAACAGCCAGAAGCTGGCGTTCGCCGCGTGGACCAGCGCGCAGAACGACCGCTACGCCTACGTCTGTTGGGACACAGACGCGTCGCCGACCACGCAGGTGCCGGCCACGTCCTGCCTGGGCTACCTGATCGAGCAGGCCAGCTATTCCGGCACGATCCTGATCTACGAGCCGTCGGACCTCAACGTCGCATCGTTCCTGCTCGGCGCCATCGCCTCGATCGACTTCGAGGAGCCGAACGGCAGGACCACGATGGCCTTCCGGTCGCAGGCCGGGCTGCTCGCCGGCGTGACGAATGCGCAGGTGGCGATCAACCTCGCCGGCAATCCGCAAACGCCGGGCGACTTCGGCAACTCCTACAATTTCTACGGCGCCTATGCCACGGCGAACCAGGGCTTCGTGTTCTTCAGCCGCGGCACGATCTCCGGCCCGTTCGAGTGGATCGACAGCTACGTCAATCAGATTTGGCTGAACAACGCCTTCCAGCTCGCGCTGATGGAGCTGGTCACGCAGTCCGGCTCGATCCCCTACAACGACGACGGTTACGCCCTGATCGAGGCGGCGTTGGCCGATCCGATCAACGCGGGCCTGGCCTTCGGCGCATTCCGGGCCGGTGTCACGCTGTCGGCGGCGCAGATCGCCGAGGTCAACGCCGCGGCCGGCGCCAACATCGCGGGAACGCTGAGCACGCGCGGCTGGTATCTGCAGATCCTGGACGCCGCGCCGATCGTCCGCCAGGGCCGCGCCTCGCCGCAGATCAAGTTCTGGTACGTCGACGGCGAGTCGATCCAGGCGATCACGCTTTCCAGCACCGCACTCCAATAAGGGAAGCGCGCCGCCATGGCATCGATCACCGCCGCCAATGCGATCTTCACTCTGGCGATCGCCGGGCTGTTCCCGACGCCGCAACAGCTTCACGGCTTCGCGGCCGACAACATCTTTGAGACCGATCCGCTCGAATCGGCCGAGGTGCTCATGGGCGTCGACGGCCTCCTGTCGGCCGGCTTCGTCTACGTCGCGGTAAGGCAGAACATCAGCCTGCAGGCCGACTCGCCGTCGGGCGCCATCTTCGACACGTGGTGGTCTCAGCAGCAGGCGTCCAAGGACATCTTCTTCGCCTCGGGGATCGTCACGCTGAAATCGCTCGGCACGAAGTGGGCGATGACCAAGGGCGTGCTGACGACCTATCCGCCGATCCCGAATGCGGCGCGCGTCCTGCAGCCGCGGCGGTTCGGGCTGACCTGGCAATCCGTCAGCCCGGCCGTGGCGTAGGAGAGGGCATGCGCAAGAAGATCACCATCACGATCACGGCCGATGGCCGCGACAAGGGCAAGGTGTTCGTCATCGAGGAGAAGAGCGCGGTCCAGGCCGAGAAGTGGGCGACGCGCGCCCTGCTCGCCATGGCCCGATCCGGGGTCGATATCGGCGATGCGACGGGCGCTGGCGTCCGCGGCGTCATGGCGCTCGGCATCAAGGCGCTGTTCGGCATGAGCTTCGACGACGCCGAGCCGCTCCTCGACGAGATGATGACCTGCGTGTCCTGGCAGGTCGATCCGAAACGGCCGGAGGCCTCGACGCGGGCGCTGATGACTCCAGACGATATCGAGGAGGTGTCGACGTTGTTGCGCCTGCGCTCGGAGGTCGTCGAGCTCCACACGGGTTTTTCGATCGCCGGGCTCCTGTCGAAGTCGACCTCGGAAGCGCCGGCTCAGCCCTCGCCCACTACCCCAACGTCACCCGTCTCATCGGCATCGTCGTCTCATCGGGCAAGGCGGCATTCCGCGACCTAGACGCGTTCCTGTCGATCGAGGACGCTTACGATCTCCTCGAGATCATCAGCATCGATGCGCACAACGATGCCATCCTGGCGAAGCGGCGTGAGTAGGAGGCTGCGATTCCGACGGTAATCGACAGCCTTCTGATCGAACTAAAGCTCGACCCGAGCAACTTCGACAAGGGCCAGAAAGCCGCCATCGTCGCCTTCGACAAGGCGCGTGATGCGGCCAAGAAGGACGCAGAGCAGATCGAGAAGTCGGCGCGCCAGGCGGCCGATGCCATCGGCAAGATCGCCGATGCGGCGCTGACCCTGTTCGCTGTCTTCACCGGCGCCCGGGCGATCAAGGACTTCGTCGAACAGACCACGAGCGCCGGCGCCGCGATGGCGCGTCTGTCGCAGAACATCGGCGTCGCGCCCGACGCATTGTCGGCCTGGGAAAAGGCGGTCGAGCGCGCTGGCGGCACCGCGGAAGGCGCCGCGTCGTCGTTCCTGTCGCTGTCCGACGCGATCCAGGCGATCAAGACCGGCGACACGCACATCGTGCCGATCCTGGCCCGGTTGCAGGGCCTTGGCGGCACGAAGATCGACTTCATCAACGGCTCGCCCGATCAGGTCTTGGCCGCGATCTCGCAAGACCTGCAGGCCATCGCGCGGTCCAATCCGGCGCTCGCCCATTCGCTCGGGCGCCAGCTCCCGATCGACGAAGGCACGCTGAACTTCCTGCTGCAGCGAAACGTCCCAGCCGAGCTGAACCGATCGCGCGGCCTCGGCGTGCTGACAGCGGAGCAGGTCAGCAATCTGCAGAAGCTGCAGGACGGCTGGATCGCCTTCACGCAGAAGATGAGCATCCTGTTCGACCGGCTCGCGGCCGACGCCGCGCCGTTCATCACGGCGGTGTTGAACCTGCTGACCCAGTTGGCCGGCAACCATCCGCGGCTCGTCGAGCTTGGCGCCGCCGCGGTCACCGCGGTGGTGGCGCTGACATCGCTCACCGCCGCTATCCGTGCGTTGACGATTGCCGCCGGCGCGCTTGGCCTCGCCCCAAGGGCCATCGCTGGCAGCGGCGGCCTTCTCGGCGCTGCTGCCGCAGTCATCGGCGGTGGCTTGGCCGCGCTGCTCGTCGAGGCCGACCCGCTCGGCGTCGCGGCGAACGAGCGGTTTCAGCACCGCGCCATGGCAATCGCCCGCTCGCGAGGCCATACGCGCTACACACAGCAGGATCTGGACGACGCTCGGCGGGGCATGGCTGGCGCACCGCCCGCTGGAACTGGGGCGACAGGCATATCGCCGGGCACCGTTCTGAACACGCTCGATGCGACGCAGCGCAGCCAGCTCATCGGCGCCATGGTGCGGCAGGAAGGTGCGGGGGCGAACAGCACCAACCCGGGCAATCTGCGGTTCTCGCCGTGGACCGCGCGGCATGGCGCAATCGGCGCCGACGCGCGGGGCTTCGCGATCTTCCCGGATCGCACCACGGGCCTGGCCGCGATGCAAGCGCTGGTCTTCGGGACCTATGGGTCGCGGTCGATCGAGGGCATGCTTGCCGGCGATCCCGCACGCGGCATACCCGGCTACGCGCCGGCGACCGACCGCAACGATCCCGGCGCCTACGCCCGCAACGTCGCCGGCGCTGTCGCGGCACACCGCGGTAGCGTGACGTTCCTGCCGAACACCGGCGCCCCGGCCGCCGCGGCGATCCGGCACTCGACGACGAGCAACCAGTCGTCGTCGACCTCCTCGAGCGAAACGAACGTCGGCACGGTGCATATCCACACGCAGGCGACCGATGCCGGCGGCATCGCCCGGGACTTCGCCGGCGCGCTGCGGCGCAATGATCTCGCGACGCAGGCCAACTACGGCTTGGCGTAGGGCATGGCCGTCTTTCCAAACGTCCCGATCGCGCCGGGCGTCCCGGCCATCCCGCGCGATCCGTTCGCTCTGCCCGACGTCATCGACCTGCTCACGGCCGACGTCGTCTCGCTGTTCGCGGGCGCGTTCGGCCCGCAGTGGGGCCTGTTCCTCGATGGGGCGCCGGTCGTGGTCGCCGACAACGTCGTCGCGGTCGACTACAAGCAGGAATGGGTGATCGCGGACTATCCGCTCGAAGAGGGCGCGTTCGAGACCTACGACAAGGTGCAGACGCCGTTCTCGTTCCGGCTGAGCTTCTCGGCCGGCGGCTCGGAAGGCGACCGTCAAGCCCTGCTCGACTCGATCGACGCTATCGCCGGGACTACGGACCTCTATGACGCCGTGACGCCCGAGGCGGTCTACGAGAACGTCAACGTCGCGAATTACAGCTATCGGCGAACCGCGACGAACGGGGTTGGCCTGATCACGGTGGACGTGATGTGCGTGCAGATCCGCATCGCGACGTCGGACACGCTCGACAGCACGCAGTCGCCGAGCGCCGCGGCGACGGTGAATGACGGGACCGTCCAGACCGTGCCGGCGACGCCGACGCAGCAGAAGGCCGTGACCTTCGTGCACCCGGGCGACCCGGACTTCCCGAGCGGCCCGACCTGATGGCGCTGATCATCCCGCTCCAGCCGGTGCCGAACCAGACCGTCACCGTGGTGCTGGCGAACCAGCTCTGCCAGATCGACGTCTACCAGAAAGCTTACGGGCTCTTCGTCGATCTCTACGTGAGCAACGTCCTGATCATCGGCGGCGTGATCGCCGAGAACCTGAACCGCATCGTGCGGTCGCTCTACCTCGGGTTCATCGGCGACCTGTGCTTCATCGACAATGCCGGCAGCGGCGATCCGGTCTACACGGGCCTGGGGACGCGGTTCAGCCTGGCATATCTCGAAGCGAGCGAGTTGCCGGTAGGGCAGGGTTAGGCGCAAGGCTTGAACGAAACAGCGCACGGTCGTATTTGTGACCCCCTCGGAAAAAAGAGGGGGTCGGCATATGGGGCGCAATATCGGCATTCTTGTCCTGCTCCTACCAATGCTAATCGGGCGAAGCATTCCCTGCAACGCACAGTTCTTTTGGGGGAAGCCGCCGCCTGTCGGGAAATGTGGCGCGATGCAAGATGAGCGGATTCAAACCGCCGCGCGGACCGTAATCGATAGTCTTCAGGCGAAGCCGTCGCGGATCGCAACATTTCTTGATTTCAAGCATAAGTTGTCGTCCTATGTTAGAAGCAGCGAGGCGGAATTCTCGCCATACCAGGAACAGTTCGCGACAAACATCGAGCGGTTGAGCGACGCTGACGCAATTTGTTTTGGCGGCCTGCCTGAGAAGCTGAGCCTAGCGGATGCAAGGGAAAAGGCAGAACAAGACAGAATTGAAAATCTCCCAGAAAATCTGCTCGGACTTGGGTATGTAAGGTACATTTTCTTGAAGAAGTGTCACCAAGCCCGAGACGGGTACCTGCTGATATATGTATCAGACGCAGAGATAGAGCGTGCAAGACTTGAAGTCCGGAGAATAGAAGAAGCAATAAAGGAAAAACATCCAGATATACCTACCTCTGACCTCTGGGCCAAGGCGAACCGGAGATCCCAGGATTTTGAAGTATCAATGGAGTTATGTCATTCAACTGTTTCAGATCTAGACATGCTTACTGGTCAAGTCGTGCCTGGAGGGCTTGGGGTCGACAAGGACTTTTAATAGGGGAGTCTCAATGTGGCCTTCACCCAGAAGCGCATCGACCTGCAGTTGTCCCTGCAGAACGGCAACTTCGAAGGTGGGGGCAACTCGGCTACGTTGAGCGGGCTGCGGGTCTCGGCGAAGATCGCGAACGCTGGCGCGCCCGGGATGGGCGTCGCCGAGATTTCCGTCTACGGCATGCCGCTGCAGATGATGAACCAACTCTCGGCGGTCGGGACGCAGTACAATGTCCAGGGCCAGAACGCGGTCACGGTGCTCGCCGGCGACGCCGACTCGGTCCTGCCGACCGTCTTTCAGGGAACGATCTATGCGGCATGGGTCGATGCCGCGGCCATGCCCGAAGTCAACTTTCGCCTGATGGCCTATGCCGGCCTGTACGGCGCGGTGCAGCCGGCGCAGCCGACGAGCTTTTCAAGCACGTCGATCGATGTTGCCGGGGCCATGCAGACGCTGGCCGGGCAGATGGGCCTCTCCTTCGAGAACAGCGGGGTCACGACGAAGCTGGCGAGCTGCTACCTGTGGGGCTCGCCGCGGGAGCAGGTCAAGGACATCGCCGACCAGGCCGGCATCCAGTGGACAATCGACAACAACACGCTGGCGATCTGGCCGACCGGACAGACCCGCAGCGGCACCGTGATCGTCTCGCCCGAGACCGGCATGATCGGCTACCCGACGTTCAGTCAGTCGAATGTGAACATCCGGACGCGATTCAACCCGGACTTGAAAATCGGCAGCAAGGTCACGGTGCAGAGTTCGCTCACGCCGGCTTGCGGCGACTGGGTCGTGATCAACGTCAACCACGACATCGAGGCGCAGGTGCCGCACGGCAAGTGGCAGTCGAGCTTCCAGGCCTCGACGCTTGGGGGTTATTGAATGGCGGACGGGAGCGCTGGCCAGCAAAGCCTCAGCGACAACGGCTCCGAATTCAACGCGCTGAGCTTTCTCGTCCAGCAGGCGCTCGGCCGTGTCCGCACTTCCGTCCCGGTCAAGGTCATTGCAGTCCATCAAGGCGCTGGCGCGCTGGCGCCGGCCGGCACGGTCGACGTGCATCCCCTGGTCAACATGCTCGACGGCCAAGGCAACGCGACGCCGCACGGCACGATCTTCGGGCTGACCTACTTCCGGCTCCAGGGCGGCACCAACGCCATCATCATCGACCCGGTCGTCGGCGACATCGGCATCGGCATCATCTGCGACCGCGACATCAGCGCGGTGAAGGCCAACAAAGCTGTCGCGAACCCCGGCTCGTTCCGCCGGTTCAATCTCGCCGACGGCATCTACATCGGCGGCGTCCTCAATGCCACGCCATCGCAATACTGGCGATTCTCCGACGCCGGCATGGAGGCGGTCGACAAGAACGCCAACCGAATCGAGATGACGACGGCCGGCATCTCGATCAACGGCATCCTGTTCAACCGCACCGGCCAGGTGCAGGGCGACTTGCCGGTCACCGGCGCGCTCAAGCTTGCCGGGTCGATCGAGAGCCTCGCTGGCTCGACCTACTCCAATGCCATCACGCTGAGCGGCGCGATCTCGGCGACCGGGAACATCACCTCGACCGGCGGCACGGTCACAGGCTCGACAGACGTCGTCGGCGGCGGCAAGTCGCTGAAGACGCACGTGCACACCGGCGTGACGTCGGGCGGCTCCAATACCGGCCCCCCGCTGTAGGAGCGACAGCCATCGATACGCTCCTGCTCGACCTCACGAACTGGGATCTGGTTGTCGACCTCAGCGGCAACATCGCGGTCGCGAGCGAGCCCTATTCGCTGGCGCAGGACGCGGCGAGCGCGATCCGGCTGTTCCAGGGCGAGCTGTGGTTCGACACGAGCCAGGGCATTCCCTACTTCACGCAGGTGCTGGGCTACCTGCCGCCGATCTCGCTGCTCACCGCGAAGTTCGTCGCGGCGGCCATGACGGTGCCGGGCGTGGTGAGCGCGAAGTGCTTCATCGCCTCGCTCACGGACCGCGCCGCAACGGGCCAAGTACAGGTGACCGACGCATCCGGCCAGACGACAACCGCGGCGTTCTGATCCATGCCAACGACGAACGTTCCCGGGCCCACGTTCGGCCCGACGGGCTTCATTGCCCCGTCGGAGGCGGCCATCCTCGCCGGCGTCATCGCCGACATCGTGGCGGCGTTCGCCGCCGCCGGCTTCACGCTCAACCCGGCGCTCGATACGCCGCAGGGCCAGCTCGCATCGAGCATGGCCGCGATCATCGGCAACGTGAACGACACGTTCGTCGCGATCACCAACCAGGTCGATCCGGCCTACGCCTCCGGCCGCATGCAGGACGCGATCGCCCGCATCTATTTCCTCGAGCGGAACCCGTCGCAATCGACCGTCCTGCAGGTGACCTGCGTCGGGGCGGTCGGCGTCGTCATTCCGGTCAACGCGCTGATCCAGGACGGGTCGGGCAACCTCTACGCGTGCACCGAGGCCGGCACGATCCCGGGCGGCGGCACGATCACGCTGCCGTTCGCCAATGTCATTCCCGGGCCGACCGCGGTGCCCGGTGCCGATGAGATCACGATCTACCAGGCGATCCCGGGTTGGGACACGGTCAGCGTCGTGTCGGGCGTGCTCGGCAACAACACGGAGACCCGAGCCGCGTTCGAGGCGCGCCGCGCCGCCTCGGTCGCGCTGAACTCGAACGGGGCGCTCGGCGCGATCCTCGGCGCCGTCCTGTCGGTCCAGAACGTGATCGACGCCTACGTCACGGAGAACGATCAGGACTCGCCGCAGACGATCGGCGGCGTGTCGCTCGCCGCGAACTCGGTCTATGTCGCGGTGGTCGGTGGCGAGGCGCAGGACATCGCCGAGGCCATCTGGTCCCGCAAGGCGCCGGGATGTGCCTACAATGGCAACACCACCGTCACGGTACAGGACACGAGCCCCGGCTATTCGCCGCCCTATCCGTCCTACACGGTCAAGTTCGAAATCCCGACCGGCCTGCCGACCCTGTTCGCGGTCAACCTCGTCAACAGCACGGCGGTCCCGGCCGACGCCACGACGCAGATCCAGAATGCTATCCTCAGCGCGTTCGCCGGCGGGGATGGCGGGCCGCGCGCCCGGATCGGCGGCACGCTCTATGCCAGCCGGTTCTACGCTCCAGTGGCGGCGCTCGGCGCATGGGCGCAGATCATCTCGCTCGAGATCGGATCGGCCGCCAACACATCGGCGACGTTCACCGGGGCCATTGCCGGCACGGCGCTTACCGTCAGCTCGGTGACGGGAACCATCGCGATCGGCCAGTCCGTGCTCGACCTGACCGGCAACGTCCTTCCCGGCACCAAGATCGTCTCGGGCAGCGGCACGAGCTGGGTGGTGAACCAGACGCAGACCGTGTCGAGCGAGGCCATGGTGTCGGCGCTCGCCAACCTGTTTCAGGTCGGTGTCGACATCGATGAGGTGCCGACCCTCGCCGCCGGCAACATCGCCGTCACGCTGTCGTGACCGATACGGGCCCGCCCTATCCGCCGCTCGGTCCGAACGGCATCGGGCAGTTCGTCATCGGGGTCAGCCCGATCGGCGACATCCCGTTCGATTACCGCAAGACCATCATATCGCAGTACGCCAACTCGCCGATCCTGACGGCGCTGATCAACAACGACGCGGCCTACCTCCTTCAGACCGAGAACCTCGACGCCTTCTTCGACGACATCTGGAACGTGCTGACCGCGCAGGGCTACGGCCTCGACGTCTGGGGTCGCATCGTGGGGGTGTCGCGTACCCTGCAGATTACGGTCGGCGACTGGTTCGGCTTCGACCAGGGCGTCCCCGGCGCCGATACGTTCGGCCAGGGCTCGTTCTTTTCCGGCCAGGCCCTGACCGACAGCTTCCAGCTCGCGGACGATCCCTATCGCCGGCTGATCCTGGCCAAGGCCGCGGCGAACATCACCAACGGATCGATCCCGGCGATCAACCAGATCCTGCTCTCGCTCTTCCCGGGCCGCGGCAATTGCTACGTCACCGACGACGGCGACATGACGATGACCTACACGTTCGATTTCCCGCTGTCGCCCGTGGAGCTTGCGATCGTCCAGAACTCCGGCGTGCTGCCGAAGCCGGTCGGTGTCTCCGCCTCGGTCGTCCTGCCCTGAGAGGGACCCCATAGATGCTGGCGGCAAGTATCCCGGCCAAGTTTCCGATTCCGTTCGCGGCGAACGCCGGCGGCAGCTTCGTGCGCGCCATCCCGCAGACGACCACCACACCAGGCGCGGCATCGCTCGATCAGGGCTTCCCGCCGATCACGTTCACGCCAGTCGGCGGCGGCGGCGATCCGCCCGACGGCCGGGACATGAACGGGATCTTGAAAGAAACCACGCTCTGGAGCCAATGGCAGCAGGCGGGCGGCCCGATCGGCTACGACCCGACGTTCTCATCCGCGATTAGCGGCTATCCGAAGGGGGCCTTGATCTCGGCGGCGGCGCTCGGCAGCTTCTGGCTGAGCCTGGTGGATGCCAACACGAGCGACCCTGACACGGGCGGCGCGAACTGGGCCGGCATCACCCTGATCAGCGGGGCGCTGCCAACCACGGGCACCATGCAGCACCGGATGGCAGCCGATGTTCTCGACGGCTGGGCCATCCTCAACGCGACGACGATCGGCAACGCCTCGTCGAATGCGACGCAGCTTGCCGCTGCCAGCACGTTGGCGCTGTTCTCCTACATCTGGTCGCGGTTCAGCAATACCCAGTGCCCGGTATACACGTCGGGCGGCGTGCTGACGACGCGTGGTGCCTCCTCGGCGGCGGACTTCGCGGCAAACAAGGCGATCGCGGTCCCGGACTGGCGTGGCCTGGGGCCGATGGGCGTCGACACGATGGGCGGCGCCGCGACGGCGCGCCTGGCGGGTGTGCCGGTGACGCTGGGCTCGACGACGGCGCCCGGGTCGCTCTTCGGCGAGAACCTGCATGCGTTGTCCAGCGTCGAGAACGGTGTGCACGGGCACGGCGTCACCGATCCGGGGCACAACCATTCTGGCAACAGCGGCAACGACGCTCCGGTCCATGCGCACGACTACGTCGAGGTGACCGGCGTCACAACCACAGGCGCTAGCGGCGGCGTGAGCCAAGTCATCAACGGGATCGGACAGGCGACTGCAGCGACGGGAGCCCCCCTCAGCAACCATCATCATAATATTCCGACCGATGTAACCGACATAACGATCAATAATTCCGGTAGCGGGACCGCGCACAACACCGTCCAGTCCAGCATGGGCGTCTATTGGTACGTGAAGTATTAGGAGCGATCTTTGCCGAGAACAATCAAGCGCTCGGTCATCCGCCGGGCCGGGATCGAGGACTTCCCCCTCGCCGTGGACACCTTTGTTCGTGAGCACGCGGCTTGGGAAGCGCATACGGCGGAGGTCCATGCCGGTCGGGCAGAGGCTTATCCAGCCCCCAGCGCTCATCCGCTCGTCGCCGCCGCGATCCGTGGAGAGAGCGATAGCGCATCGGGCCTGACCGTGCTGCATCCAGACTTCGTCATCCATGAAGACGAGGTGGAACTCGCCTTCCAGGCCAAGCGCCAGGCGCTCTTCACCGCCATCAGCGAGCGGGAGCGCGCCGCGATCGAGGCGATCCTGCCCCCCGGCAAGCGGCGGCTCTACGGGATGCGCTGGAGTGAGGCGACTGCGGCCAAAGCGAATGCGGAGCAGCGCGCTGCGCTCATCGAGCATCACACGACCGCGAAGCAAGAGGCCGAAACCTGGCTCGCCGCTGACCCGGAGCGCGCGAAGAGCGAGGCCGCATCGATTTCGCTCGGGCGGTTGGATCGCGCCACGAAGTTCCTGACCGACAACCCGCCGCTGAGCATCTCCGCCGAGGACGCGCGATTCCTCGTCGAGCATGGCGCGCGCATCGAAGCGGCTCGGAAGGTCGAGCGATGGGCGGCCGAGCAGCACGCCGCGATCGAAGACCTGACTGCGGAGACCGTCATGGCATGGTCGCCGCAGCCCCTGCCGACCTGAGAAAAAGGGGCACATCCAACGATGTTTAGACGGATAATCGCCGGCGCGCTCTTGCTCGCTGGGACGAGCCTTCATGCCTGCGCGCAGTCCTCGCCCAACTGGCCATACGGCTACGTGCCGACGGCGGGCCAGTGGAATGCGGAGTGGGCGTCGAAGCAGGATGTGCTGTTCGTCCCGCCGCTGACGATTCTCGGCAACAACACCAACCTGCCGGCCAATGTGATGGCGCTGTCACCGAGCCAGGTGATCACGGTTCTCGGGCTCGGAACCGCGGCGACAAAGAACGTCGGGACGTCGGTCAACGACCCTGGAACGGGCACGCTCGAGGCGCTGCTGCCGGTTCAGACCGTCACCGGCGCGAGCTACACCTTCGCGACGGCCGATCTCTTCCAGGAGACCCGCCGATCGAATTCCGGCTCGGCGATGACCGACACCTTCCCCGCGGCCACCGCGCTGGGAATGGCAAACGGCACGACCATCCAACTGAACAACGTCGATGCTTCGGCGTCCGACACGGTGTCGGCCGGAGCTGGCACGACCATCAGCGGATCGGGTGTAATCGGCCACGGCCGCAGTACGAGATGGATCTACGACGCGCCGAACACGACCTGGCGCCCGACGATGAACAGCCTCTCGGCCGTTCTCGGGCCTGCGTCGGCTACGTCCGGGCATTGGGCATCCTACGCGGACTCCACAGGCAAGGTCATCAGCGACGGCGGCGCGGCCACCATCACGATCAACAGCACATCCTGTGCGCTGAGCGGGTCGTGCACGATCTCCGCGACAGCTGGCAGCATAACGGTTGGCACGACGACGATTGGTTCCGGTAGTTCCGGTAATATCCTCTACAATAATGCTGGCGTGCTGGGCGAGAAGACACCGACCGGGACCGGCAGCGCGGTCCTGGCCAGCGGTCCGTCAATCGCGAATCTTGGGCTCACGGGCACTGTTTCCGGCGCAGGGACCATCCCGAGCTCTGTCCTGGTCAGCACTGCAGTCACGCCCGCCAGCTATGGCTCCTCGACGTCCATTCCCAGCTTCACGGTCAACCAGCAGGGCCAGCTTATCGCAGCCGCCGGCAATGTCGTCATCGCGCCAGCCGGCACGCTCTCAGGTTCGACCCTCGCCTCTGGCGTGACCGGATCGTCTCTGACAGGCGTCGGCACGCTGACGAGCGGCGCCACCGGATCCGGCTTCACCGTCGCGCTCGGTACATCGACCCTGACGGGCAACCTACCGGTCGCCAACCTCGGCAGCGGCTCCGGCGCTTCGGGCTCGACGTTCTGGCGCGGAGACGGCACGTGGGCCTCCCCTGCCGGCGGCGGCAACGTCACAGGCCCGGTCTCATCGGTTAGCGGGGATGTCGCCTCTTTCAGCGGTACGAGCGGGACCGTCATTCAGGATGCGGGGTTCCTGGCATCCGCCGTAGCGACGTCAGCCAAGAACCTGGGTTTCTTTGCGGCGACGACGAGCGCCCAACTCGCTGGTGTACTAAGCGACGAGACCGGCACCGGGCTCGCCGTGTTCAACACTTCTGCTACGATCGTGACCCCGGCGATCTCGGGCGGCGTGGTCGAGATGCCGCAGCAGCGCCTGACGCTGACGAGCGGCGTCCCCGTTCTCTCGACGACGGTTACGGCGGCAGGGACAATCTACGAGACGCCATACCTTGGAAACATGATCCCGCTATGGAACGGGACCAACTTCGTCGCCACGCCGGCGGCTGAGACATCGAACGTTCTCGCAAATTCGTCAACTGGTAACGCTGGGCCCGCCGCTGCAGTCGCGAGCAGTTGTTACGATCTCTATGAATGGAGCAATTCCGGAACGCCGACGCTGACCCGGGGGCCGGCATGGACCAGTTGTGCGACGCGAGCGGGGACCGGCACAGGTCTTACCCGTGTCAACGGTATCCTCACCAATACCAGTGCTATCACGAACGGGCCCGGAGCAGGAGCCGGCACCTATGTCGGCACTTTCGCAACCGACCCTGGTGGCGCGACAGTCACGTGGCAATACGGAAGTGCTGCGGCTAACGGCGGGGCCGGTATCTTCAACCTGTGGAACGAATATAACCGAAGGCCGGTTTTCACCCAAGTTATAGACACCACAGCTAGCTGGACCTATGCCTTGACGACGATTCGCGCAGCTCACGGGTCGACTACCTGGCGGGTCACTTTCGTAAGCGGCCTAGCTGAAGACAGTTTTTCAAGCGTGTTCAATGAGATTGCAACAGTTGCCACGTCTGGATCGATATTACCCGGAATAGGTCTTGATAGCACTACTACATATAGTGGGGCTACCGGACAAACACCGACGGGCATTACAGTCGGAACCGGTACTGGTTCATTCTCTAGCGTCAATATAGGACAGCATTTTTATAGCGCACTGGAATCAAATACAGGAACAAACACAGCTACTATCAGCGGATCATCCGCGATCGGGGCAAACTCTTTTCTGACATTCCAAGGATACTTCTGATGGATACCGCCTCTCTTCACGACGCCGTCGCATCCGTTTGTCCGATAATTAGCCTTACGATCGGAAAAGAAGGCGACCGATCGACATGGTCGATCGAATTCGACCCGAGTGCGACTGTCGAGCAGCGCGATGCTGCAGCCAATGTTCTCGTCACGTGGGTCGACCGTCCGGTTCTCTCCTACCTGCAATTCCGGTCCCTTTTCACCCCTGCCGAGAACCAGGCGATCATGACGGCCGCGCTGAGCAACCATGCCGTGCTCGACTGGCTGCTGCAGGCCGCCGGAGCGGTCACCATCGACATGAGCAACGCGCTCGTCACCAACGGCCTCGATGGCCTCGTGGCGGCCGGGCTGATCACCGCGGATCGGAAGACCGCGATCCTGGCTGGGCAGGTACCGGCGTGATCCTCGCCGACGTCGTCTGGGCGCTCCCGGTCAATGTCCTGAGCCTGTGATGCCGAGCGCGATCCCCGCCGCCCGCGCCCGACCCTGAAAGGAACCAAGCTCGCATGCTTCACCGCTTCCTCTCGGCGCTGGCGCTCGCCGGCGCGCTGCTCTGCGCGTCGTGCGCGGGCAACACGCCGGTCTATGCCGCGACCACGGTCGGCCTCCAGCCGTTCTTCGCCGCTCGCCTCGAGGCGCTGCTGCACGCGCTGCCGGGCGTAACGATCACATCCGGCTATCGCTCGCCCGGCTCGCAGGCGGCACTCTATGCGCGGGCGCGGCATCGCTACGGCCGGAGCGCGTCGTGGATGGTCGCGCCGCCCGGTCGGTCGATGCATCAAGCCGGCCTCGCGGCGGATCTGCATTTTCCAGGCCCCGGCATGCGGGCGGCGGCTCACGTGGCTGCCGCCCGTTTCGGCCTGACGTTCCCACTGAGCTGGGAAAGCTGGCACATCGAGCCGATCGGGGCTCGGCAGATCGCGCGGGGCGGGATGCCAACGGCCGCGCTGGCCTATGCGCCCGCGGCGCCAAGCATTGCCGCCGCCGTCCCCTGGCCGATCCATGTGCACGGCCACCACGTCCGGCATCGCCACGCGGCGCGGCATCATCATCACTGGAGATACGCATGAGCGCGTGCTATTGCACCGGCCGCTGCAAGGTCCCGCCGTACACGTGCTCGGGCTACCTGGAGACGCTTGGACCCTGGCCTCCAGTTGTCCAGGATCGGACGCTGATCTATCAGTCGCCTCCTCCGCACGGTTGCATTTGCCCGCCGACCGCGGAGCGCACCTGCCAGGGACCTCTCTGCCCGCGTAGGCCGGCGCCCGGCGCTGTCGGGGTGCCGCAATGACCGGCGCGCAGGTGTTCCGGCTGACGATGGTCGCGTTCGGCGTGCTCGCGTTCGTGCTGCTCGTGATCGGCCTCGCGCCGGCTCGTGCGCACGACCAATGGGCCAACGGCGAACCTGTGCCGGCCTGGGTCAAGCGAGCGTGCTGCGGCCCGAGCGACGTGCATCACCTGCGCGATGACCAGGTCCGCATCGCCTCTGACGGCTACCACGTGGACGGGCTCGGCACGGCGATTCCGTTCGCGAAGTCGCTTCCATCTCCCGATGGCACGTATTGGGGCTTTTGGAGCCCCTACATGACGGAGAACCCGACCGTGTACTGCTTCTTCACGCCGGCAGGTGCGACATGAGAGCTACGTTCGAAAGTCCCTTCGCGCTCGGCGATCGCGTCTGGATCGACGGCTGCCGCGATCTCACTGCGATCGTCACCGGCCTGTGCTGGCGTAACGAGCGCGTCTCGGTCGAGTGCTCTTGGATCGCCGTTAGCGACGCGAAAGAGGCCTGGATACAGGCGTGGCGGCTAACCTTGGCTGAGCCGAAGTCGTGATCAACAGCATCGACTGGATCGCCCCGGGCGGCGACAGCATCGGCGCCGGGACTGCGGAAGCGGCCGGCATCCCGCATAGCTGCCTGAAGGACCGCGAGCCGCATCAGGTCCTCGCCGTCATTCGCGCGACGCCGGCCGGCCTGATCCGCGACCGCAACGTGCTGCTATCGTGTGGCATTTCGAACAACCCGGACGGCCGCGCGTTCGTCGAACCGCAGCTCTCTGAACTGCTCGCCCGCGGCGCGCGCTCGATCATGATCATCGGCGTCGGCCCCGGCAACGACAAGGTCAACCTGACGGGCGTCAACGAATGGCTCCGGCAGGTCGCCAGCTACGAGGTCTACGACGACCGCGTCCGGTTTGCCGGGCCGCTCGCGCCGCCCTGGGTGACCGTCTGGCAGACCGGCGATCAGCCGGGGATACATCCAGTATTTTACAGCGAAGTCGTGGACCAGATCAACGCGGTCCTCGCCGGGTGAGCCTCAGCGCCTTGGCAGACCTGTTCGCCCAAGCCCGGGCGACGCACGAACTCGTCAAGTCCCTCCACCGGAAGGTGGACAATCTGGAGAGAATCATGACCGCCAACGATGACAAGCTGCAGGCCGCGCTCGACCAGTTGACCGCAGCCTTCAACGCCGAAAAGCAGCAGATCGCGACCGAGCTGCAGGCCGCTACCGCCGCGGCGAGGGCCGCACAGCAGGCGGACGACCAAGCCGAATTCGACAAGGCGACGGACCGCATCCTCGACCTGGCGAAGCAGGCGTCTCAGCCGTCGGGCTTCACGCCGAGCGGCAACGTGCCGGCGGGGAGCTGATCGCCATGTCGGTGATGACGACGAGCCGCAATGGCCGGCTCTTCATCGCCTGCCGCGAGGCGATCGTCGAGGTTCCTTACGCGGACGGGCCGCACCTGAGCATCGGCTGCGGCTTCAACAGCCCGGACATCAAGCCGACCGATCGCTGGACCCCGCAGCAAGCGTTGGCGCACCTCAAAGCCGACGTCGCGCTGCGGGAGAAGGACGTCAACCGGCTGCTTGGAGGCACCACCATCCTGCAACAGGAATTCGATGCGCTGGTATCACTCCACTACAACCGCGGCAACCGAGATTTTCTTGAGATCATGGCGCTTGTTGTTCGGGGCGTCATTCGTGGCGAGACGTCCGCCGTCGCTGCGATGCTCGTAACCCTCGACACGAACAGCGCCGGCGCCCATCTGTCAGGCCTGCTCACCCGCCGCATCGCCGAGCAGCGGATGTTTCTCATCGGGGACTACGGCCCGTTGGGGCTCATTCCATGGTGGCGCGGCGATCCGCACACCACGCCGCGGTTCGAGTACGTGGTTCAGGACGGCGATCTGTAGGCCGTCGCGTCCTCCTATCTGCTCCCGTTCCTGCTTCCACCGCTGCCGACCTGGCGGCGCGATTCCTCATGAGGTGACGCATGTCGCTCCGCCCCACGATCGACAAGGCCGGTCGCTTTCCTGTCGTCCAGGCGCCGTGCCCGTTTCAGCACAACCTCACGATCGACCTGAGTGCGCCGCCGGCGGGCATCCTGCATACCACGGAGGGCGGGTGGCCCGGCAGCCTTGGCGTGTTCAAGCAGCACTGGGCCCCGCACTTCCTGGTCGGGCTGAACGGGTATGGCAAGGCTGAGATCGCGCAGCTCATGCCGATCGGCTTTACCGGGCTCGCGTGCGAAGCGCACAACAACAAGGCGCGAGTCGAGATCGAGATGATCGGCTTTTCGAAGCCGACGCTCTGGCTCCCGGATCCGGAGACGCTCGACGCGCTCGCCTCGCTGATGTTGGCCTGCCGCGACGTGTGGGGCATCCCACTGGCGCACCCTTGGCCGGACGGCGACTTCGGCCGCGCTGGCGACAATCCGCATCGCCATGCCGGCAAGCTCGGCACGTTCTCGGGCTGGCTCGGTCACGGCGACATGCCGTTGCCGGACCAGCACTGGGACCCGGGCGCGTTGCAGTGGTCCAAGGTGTTCGAGCGCGCCGAGGCGCTCGCCGCGGTCGCGTGATCGCCATGCGCATCCACTGGCCCTCGTTCTTCGGCGGCGTCCTCGTCGGCCTGCTTCCCGCGATCGCGTTCATCGTGTGGCTGCTCGGCATGACGTTCGCAGGACCGGCCCGCGCCGCGCAGCACCACGGCCTCTCGCTCCGCGCCCTCATCTCCGACTGCTCGATCGATGCGCGCGTTAATCCCGTCGTGCTGACCTGCCCCGCCGGCTGCACGGTGACGATCAGCAACGGCGTGGGCGCCGAGCCGCCGCGGATCGCGGTGAGCCAGGCGTGCCAGGCGCTCCGCTGACGGCTCTCGATATCCTCCGCGCTGAGCTGCGCAATGCTGAGGCCGATCGCGAACTCCATCGCGCGCGTGGGCACAAGGGCAACCTCGAACTGTCGATCGCCGGTTTCAAGGCCGCATGGCTGAAGACGCTCATCGCCAAGATCGAGAAGGCGACGAAGTAACCGAGCGCCGCGGAACGGCGCAATCCATCAGGATCATCCCCATGACGACCACGGTAAAAGTGCTGTCGCACAACTATCCCGTCCTCGTACGCACTCGCGATAAGATGTCTGACCGCGAAGTCGTGAACGAGCAGGTTTTCACTGCGGAATCTGGCGAGCAGTTGCTTTACTGCACGACGACGCGCACGCTGGAGATCGTCGACCTCGACTACAACGACCCCCGCGTTCTCGCTGACAAGCAAGCGAAGGAAGCTCAAGCCGCGGGCTAACTGAGACCTACCCGCTGCCCGGATAGACACCGGTCTGGCGCCACGTTCTGAGCTTCAGCAGGCGCATCTGTATAGTGCGTAGATGCTCTCTCGACCACCCTCCCGCGGGCAGACGCCGCATCAGCCGACGCCACTGCGCGCAATTCTTAAGCGCGCGCCGTGTGCAATAGGTGATTTGCTCGGCGGTTGACAGTCGATCGAACCACCGTTTGAAGGCGGCCATCTTTCGATCAAGCATGACCTGCTGCTGCCCATCCGAAAGCGCCAGCCACTCTTCCATTTCCAAATCGTCCATCGCGCACCTCCTATCCCCTTAAAGGGAAAGCGACGTGGAAACCGGAAATCCGGAACGGACAAACCGAGTGCGACCGGCTGTCGCACCGCGCCACATCATCAGGATCATCCCCATGAAAACGACGCCCCCCGCGGCGGCGCTCGACCGCCGTCGCTTTCTCACCATGTCAGCCGTGTTCGGCGGCGCGGCCGCGCTCGGCGGCTGCTCGACGCTGGGCCAGATCGACACCGCCGTGACGGACCTCGGTGGCGACGCTCAGGCGGCGCTCGCCGCTGCATGCAAGTGGGAGCCGACCGCATCCGCGGCGTGGTCGCTTATCAGAGCCACGGGGCTTGCCCCAGTCGTCGTTGTCGCTGGTGCGACGGCGGCCTTCGCGGTCCTCGATACCGCATGCAAGACGCCGCCGACCGACCTGACGACCACCCTGATCAGCGTCGACAACGCCATCAACACGATCATGGCAGCGATCAGCCAGCCAATGGCAGCGAAGAGAGCGATGCGCGGCTCGCTTCACGTGAGCGGCACCCTCCTCCGCGCGCTGTCTGAAGGCCGTGCGCTGCAGGATCGGTTCGCGCCGCTCGTCCCGAAGCGGGCGCGCCGCTTCCATCGGCGTTTCATGCGATGAGGCGCAAGACCGGGCTGCGGCTGGGCCGCCACAACCTCGCGCTGCCGCTGTTCTCGTCCGTCGTCGCGGGCCACATCCTGCCGGCGCCGCGGCCATCGTGCGACTGGCTGAGCAAGGTCCCGTCATGGGACCCGCTCGGCAACGACACGGTCGGCGACTGCGTCTTCGCCGCGACGCTGAACGGCGTGCGGGTCTTCGCCGCCAACACGAGCCGGCCGGTGCCGGACTTCGGCGCGGCCGATGCCTTCGGGCTCTACCACGCCGTGGTGCCGGCCTTCGATCCCGACAAGCCAGATACCGACGTCGGCAGCGACTTCGATGCGGCCGGCGCCTACTGGCAGGTCATCGGCGTGGCCGGCACGAAGATCATCAGCCGCATCCGGATCAATCCAGGCAACCTGCAGCTCCTGAAGCTCGCGATCGACTGGCTTGGACCCGTGTTCGTCGGCGTCGCGCTCCCCGACAATGCCGAGGACCAGTTCGACGCGAACGAGCCGTGGTCGATCGTCGCCGGCAAGCCACCGAACCAGGACAACGGCCATGAGGTGCTGGTCGGCGCCTACGATGGCGACGTGTTCGAGGCCGTCACCTGGGGCCAGCGACAGAAGCTGAAAGCGGCCTGGCTGATGGAGTGCGCATCGCCTCGCCTTGGCGGCGATCTCCAGGCCGTCGTGACGGACCAGTGGATCCGGACCAACCAGCTCTCCCCGAGCATGCTGCATCTTTCCACCATCAAGCGCGACGCGGATCTGCTGCTGACCGGCTGAACCGAGCCTCCCCGAGAAGCCGCGCGCGCGCCGGCTGATGCCGCGCAACCAATCCGAGGACACAATGACCGATCAGACCGCTACGGTACCCAAGCCCGCCACGATGCCGCCGGCCACCACGCCCGCAACGACCGAGCTGACCGCCGCATGGGGGCAGTACCTTACGACTGCTCTCGTCGAGGTCGCATCGCCGATTTCCTCGACGGTGGCGTTCTTCTGGCAGATGTACGCCCCGGGCCTCCTCCTGACGCTTCTGCCGCCGAGCGAGGTGCACGACCTGTTCATGAGCCTCTTCTCGGAGATCGAGACGATCTCGCGCGGCAGCGCGCTGACGGTGGCTGTTCATTCGGGCGTCGTCGCCGACGTGCTGAAGATTCTCATCGGCAAGTTCCCGGCCTTTGAGACCTGGCTGCTGACCGAGACCGACCCGTGGATCAAGGAAGAGCTGCAGTCGTATGGCATCTTGCCGAAGTCCTGATGCCTGCCGTCTACGAGTTTCCGCCAGAGGTCCGGTTCCGCGGCGAGATGGCCGTGGAACTCGGCCGGGCGATCGACAAGTACGCGCCGGCGTTTGAGGCACGAATCCGGGCTGACGAACGACGCAAGATCGGGAGGTGTCTCACGACTGGGCTCGCCGTAACTCTCATCGCCATGATCGCAGTACCCATCTGGGTTTTCAAGAGGCAACAAAAAGATGCTGATCGAGTCGATCGCAACTTGGTTTTTGACCATGCTAAAAGGCTCTCCAATGAGCCGATTCAACGCGGTGCTGCTCGTGTCCGGCGGGACGATAGCAGCCCTTTGGTTCAGTAACAGCATAGCGACGGTGAAGGAAAACACCGATCTACACACGCAGCAGATCGAGCAACTGTCAACGTCGGCGCGGACCGACAACGACAAGGCCGAGCAGCACTATCTCGACGTGCTCCAGGCCATCAGCGACCTGAAGACCGACGCGAGCGCCATCAAGACATCTCTGCAAGACCTTGAATGGTTTGTGCGCCACGAGGTGCAGCCGCACCGAGTCCCATAGGCAAAGGAACATCACATGAGCCTCGGCATGCTATTGCTCATCCTCGTCGTTGTCGTCGTGCTCGGCGGTGGCGGCGGGTACTACGGCTACAACAACTACGGCTCGAGCGGGGGCTTCGGCATCGGGATCGGGACGGTGGTCTTGATCCTGGTGATCTGGGTCCTGTTCCGCGGCGGCTTCCGGTAGGGCGATGCGGCGTCTCTCTCTCGCGGCTTCCGCGGCTCTCGCTCTCGGCTCCGGGGTCGCCGCGCAGACGCCTGATCCGACACAGATCAGGGCAGCGGCGCCGACGGTCGAATTCCCCGACACCACGCCCATCACGCGCTCCGACCTTGACCGCGCGCTCGCGAGCATCCAGGTCCACTTTGACGCGATCGAGAAGGCTGTCGAGCTGTCGCATCAGGATTCCGTCCGGGTGCCGACGCTGGTCGACCGAGCGGTCTCTAATCTCCAGACGCTCATGGAGAGCAAGATCGCGAACGCGCAGGAGGTCGTTGGCGGGCGTGTCGACAAATTGGAGATCCAGTTTCAGGAGCGCACGGCCGCCGGCTCGACCGCCGTCGCCGCAGCGCTGCAGGCCGCCAAAGAGGCAGTGGGCCAGCAGCAGCTCGCGTCCGCGTCGTCCGTCGAGAAGGCCCAGGCGCAGTCCGGAGAGGCCCTGGCGCAGCTCCGTGCCAGCTTCGTGCAGACGACCAACGCGCAGGAGGCGCAGCTATCCGACGTGAAATCGCGGCTCGACCGATTGGACGGCCCGCTGCTGCAGACGCAGGGCAGCCTATCCTCGATCGAGGCGCAGCTCACCGATGTGAAATCGCGGCTCGACAAGGCTGAGGGCAGCGGGTCTGGCGTCGGTTCCGTCTTCGGCTGGATCGTCGGCGCCGGCGGCGTGCTCGTGGCGCTCGCAACCCTTGTGCTCAGCACGCGTATCGCTCCCACGGCAAGGCGGTGATGATCTAGGCCCGGCACGAATCCCTCTCCTATTCAGCGCCGCTCCGGCTCACCCCGGGGCGGCGTTTTGCGTTTCAGCAAGCACTTGCTGCCTATAGGCCCTCGTGGGCATAGGCAGGCCATGCTGTGTCGCGAAGTCCACGGCTTGTCGGAAGCGCTCATCGATGTTGTTTATGGCATCGTTAGTGATCTTAAATTTACCGCAGATCGCGTCTTCGCAAGACGGCCCCCTCGACATACCATTTACATTTCGCTCCCTTGGGCATAGTGAACTTTTCATCCAGAAGAAGCAACTTCCACAAACGGGTCTGCTCGCTTTTTCTGCCATTCTAACCATATCAAGGAGCTGTGCTAAAAGGCTCAGGCGATTGAGAGAATCTATGGCTCTGTCGATGTCGCTCATCTATGCTGCTCAAGGGAAGCCACGGCAGTGGATATCCGTTCCGTAGAAGTGATGCTTCGGTCGTTTCACTGGAGCGCCGCGTTGATCATAGCGCGCCAAACGCGAGGGATGGCTTCGTCGTCGCTCGGCTTTCCAATCCCGAATGGAGCGGCGCTCTCGCCTTCCCGGATCATCGCCGTGCTTGGCTCGCGCATGGCCCTGATCGCGGCGCGGGCAATCGCGTTGAACCATTCATCCCAGTCGCTGTAGGGCGATTTGGTCCCCGGCATCGGCTGGACATGCGCCAGAACGACATCCTGCACGGCATCGGCCACGCGATCAACGATCTCGCTCATGAAGGTTGCTCCTGAACCAAGGCAGCGTCTATCATGGCCCGCCAGCAATCATGCGCCTGCTCGCGCACGTTGTTGGTGTCCATGTCCTGCGGAATGATCTCGCCGCAGCCGGCCACAACCATCGCCTCGGTCGGCTCGCGCATCGCTGTGAGTGCCGCGCGGGCGAGCTCTCGGCATCTTTTCCGCTCGATATCCCATGCATTCTTCAGATGACCTGGGTCATCGAACGACCCTGGCCACAGGCCGTGATCCATAATCGCCCGGGCCATGCGCTCGAGGATGTCGGTCATGCTGGCGACCCCTTCGATTCAAGCGCGATGCAGATCAACCTGGCGAAGTCGATTCTCACGCCATCGGTGTTGGCCTTTCGGATAGCCGCTGCGGCCAGCGCGAGCATCTCGGTTGACGACAGTTCGGCGGTCGCGCGGACGAGCTTGACGTTCGCGACGTCGTCAACCTCGACAACAATGATGCCTGCCTTTTGAAGCGTGCGCTTGTCGACCGCCTTGATCGCCCCGGGCTTAACGAATAGAACTGCTGGGTCTCTCGCCATCCGTCTCTCCTATCCAGCTCGCGGCGCCAGGTTCTTCCCGCTGTAGATGTGCAACACGCCACGGTCATCTCCAGGCTCGCCATTCGAATCCTCGGCGGCCTGTAGTGCAGCATGGAGAGCCTCAAACTTCGCGCCGATAAGCCGAGTGTCGGAAGCGTACGTCGGCCGCGCTTCATGCGCATTAGACGCGGGGCCTGGCTCAGCGTTTTTGATAGTCTCGGTCATCATCCGTCTCTCCTATCCGGGCTGGGCGAGGGCGGTGGATCTCAGCGCCGCATAGCACGCGCACACGCGCACGTGCTTGCCGTCGTCCGATAGCCGATGAATGCAATAAAAGTGCGTCCCAGGCCAACCCCTGGCGATCTCCCGTTGGGTCTCTCCGGGGTCTGGGTATGCCTGAGGGTTCTCTCGGCGCAGTGCGCATTCGTCGCAACCCTTGAGCCATGGCCGTCCATCAGGGTGCGGCGGGGCCGCGAAGAGATCATCCTGTTCTTGATCCGGCCACAGCGGAAAGTGCATGTCGCGGGTCTGGTCGCTCACGGCCGCGCTTAGCCTTCCTCGCAATACTCGTCGCCGTCGAGATGGCGTGCGGCCTCCTCCTTCGTCATCGCGCTCATGTCGGCCTCCCGCGAACGGGGGCGGACTCGGCTTTCCAACGACAATCAGGAGGCTCTAGGTTGCAGTCGTAGATGAGAGCCGCGATCCTGCCGCACAAGCTGCATTCGTCCATCGGGATGTGAAGTCCGCCGGCGCTGTGCTTCAGCCTCGAAAATGGGACCTTCACAAAGCCCTGTCCGGTCGTCTCAAACGACTGCTCGGCATCATCTGTGGCGCGGGTATCCGGCTTGATGAATGCGATCGCAGAACTACCCTTTTGTCGAATGAAATGGCCCGGGAACCACAGCTTCGGAGGGTTGCTGTAATCCTCGTCCTGGTCCCTCGATAGCCACGCGGAAGTCTTCACCAGCACCGGTGCGCCGGGCGCATAGAGAGGGATGCGATCGGCGCATCGATGCCGGATGCTGGTGACATGCCGTCCGCGCACCGCGGCTCGGATGCTCTCGCGCGTCGGACACTTCTGAGCGTTGGCTGCGCAGCCCATGCAAGCGCTTAGGTAGGTCATGGCCGACCCCATCCAGAGGCGGTTTCTGAGCGGATTTCTGAGCGAGCGCTAAAGCGATCTAAGAGGCGCCCCTGCCTCCCGCGAACAGGACCGGAACGGATGCCACGCGTTTTCCACGCCGGTCCACGCCGAGTTCCGGTGGTGTTCTGCCGATTGATGCCGAGTGGACTGCGGGAAAGGTCGAAAAAGCCTTTAGTTTCTGGTGGGCGCGACAGGGATTGAACCTGTGACCCCACCCGTGTGAAGGGTGTGCGGATCATCTGATTTTCCTCGACGATTTGGCGATTTTCCCAATTTCCACGCTTTTTACACCACTTGTGCGCTGCAGCGTGGTCGGCAGAAGGTCTGCCTTGCGGGCTTCCTCGGACACCACAACGTGCTCATATCGAGACGCTGACGTTCGGTCCCGCCACGCGCCGGTCCCTACCAGCCCGGCCGTGTCCAGCCCGCCGTAGCGGCGCATCCACGTAGCCCAGGTGTGGCGCAGGATGTGGAAGGCAACGCCATCCGGGATGGTAACGCCAGCGCGCATCGCCGCCTTGTCCAGAAGCTCGTATAGCCTGCCGCTCTTGTGGAACTTGAAGACACGTTCCCCCGGCCGGTCTAGCCCGCGCGGATGGCGCGTCAGGGCAGCCACGGCGAACGGCGGAAGATAGACCGAGCGCGGATCGTCATTCTTCGTATCGGGCACATAGACGAAGCCGTCGGCCAACCTCATCCGGTCGATCTCGAGCGCAAGCGCCTCGTTGAGGCGCAAGCCCGTATAGAGGATGACGGTCATCAGGATACCGAATTCGGCGTTCATAGCCTCCGCGGTCTCCAGCAACGGCAGGGCCTGCTCCGGCCACAACCAATCGACTCGCTTCGATCCACGCCAGCCGGCGGGTCGCGCGACGCGCGCCGTGATGCCGGCATGTTTCAGCACGGCCGAGATCGGCGTATAGACCTGCCTATTGCGGGTCGCGGCGTTCGCGATGGGATATATCGCGATCGCCGCGTCGTCCGTCGCTTGCTGGTCCACCGCCTTCAGCAGCGTCCCGCCGAAATGGGCGAGGATCGGGTCGAGATATCGACGCTCGCCGCCGGCCTTGATGTACTTCAAGGCCGCCCCGGCGAAGGTCGGCTCGCCCGGACGGGAAAAGGCTCCACGTTCGATCTCGTCGCGGATTTTGGCCCGGACCTTTTCGGCCTTCCTTCCGTCGCTAGTCTTCGCGCTTCGATTAACTCGGACTCCCAGGTGCGTCCCGCGGATCGTGTAGTTCGGGCTTTTCCCGACGCGTGGGGGGACGACACGGAGCGGCATCGCATTTGATCCTTCAGGCGGTCGAGATCGCTTGCATCGAACAGCTTTTTCCGACCGGCTTGCAAGTGCCAAGCGCGGTCTGCGGGCAGGCTCTTGAGGAAATCCTGCAGCCACCGGCGCGAGACGCGGAGCTCGGCAGCAGCCTCGTCCATGGTGAGGACGCGGGTCACAACGGGCACCCCGCCTCGATCCAGATATCTAACCTAGCCGATTTTCGGAACCATTCGCCCCGGAGGCGGTCCTGATGAAATCTACGATGAATATGGTGCTCATCATCAAGCGTTCCGCGTACGATTCCGTAGCGGATAAGGGTAACCGGACAAGCCCCCTGCAGGGCGCCTATTCGTCCGGCGGGACCACGTTTCGTATATCCAATTTTCACATAGTCCGCGAAGCCGACGACGTATATGTATCCTCTAAAGCCGATCGGGGACCTGGATGCTCCTGGGCCTTCCGGCCTCGGCCGCTGTCGCCGCTCCATCACCTCGACATTGGCGAGAGTTGTTAGCAGCTTGCCCCCAAGTCGATAAGCGACAAGCCGACCTTCGTCGACCGCGACCCTAGCTTCATTCTTGGTCAGCCCGCCCGTGGGGAACGCGATCGCGATCGCATCCTCGAGCCTGAGCGGCGTGTCTGGCCCGATGCTGGCTCGGTCGGGGAGGGGGCGTACGGTCATCCGGCCCTCGCCTCCGCGATCTCCCCCTGCGTGACCTTCGCGGGGCGGTTCATGGGGGCGAGTCTCGCGTCATTGCTTCCAGCACCACCACCCATCGATTAGAGAGAGGAAGCCCGGACCTCATCATCCGGCGCGCTTCTTCGATCTCATTGACAATCAGGGCGCGGTCGTGCGCCGATAGCAACTCCCTATTGGCGATCAGCCAATCGGCCACATGGTCGACGACGTAGGTCATCCGACCGAGCGCATACCGGAAGGCGCAGATCGCGATGAGACCGTCGACCGGAATCTCACCCATGCTGATGCCCCTCCTTCGCGATCAGCCCGTCGAGCATGGCCCCGATGAGCGCGAGGGCCGGATGGCCGGGCGGGCGGCGGGCGACGTCGAAACCCTCGTCGAAGACTTGCGCGGCAAGCCGGCGGTTCCGAAGCTTGCCCGCGACTGAGCCGCCAACGGCCTTCGGATTCTTCCCGGCGCTGCGTTCCGCCAGGATGATCTCGCATCCGATGCTGAAGGCGGTCTCAGGCCCCTCCGCTAGCACCCGTAGCGCGACCCTCTCTGCCTCTGTCAGACGCTCAGCCATGGGAGCGGTCCTTCTCGGCTTCGGCGAGGGCGGCGCGCCAGAGCTGCGGCTGAGCATCGTCAGGAACCCGGTGACGGCCGCGCGCCATCGGATGCACCGGTGACCCGTCCTGAGATCGCGCGAAGCAGTAAATATCCGGCCATGGGGCAGCGCCGGTCTGGATGTTCTCGACGACGTGCTCTATCCAGTCTTCATCCCAGGCTCCAGCGCCCCAGCACGCGACAACAAGAGCGGCATTCTTTGCCTCCCTCACGATCACATCGAGGCCGGCGTGCAGCGCGTCGCGTGCGTACCAATCCGGCCCGTTCTCATCCCATTGGGACCAGCGCCGACAGTCGGCGGGACTGGGGGACCGGAATGGATAGAGGTTCACCGCCACGAACTCGCCGTAGCCCCACGCCTGAGCGAAGCGGCTCCAGCGTCGGACGGTCGGGTCATCCACGCGATGGTCGGCGGTCGACGGATTAAGCCCGATGAAACAGACGCGGCCGCCGCCGTCCCATGCGCGTGTCAGCGTCCACCGGAAGGTCCCGCAAGGGGATAGGTCCGCCGCTCGCTTTACCGCACCAACTTGCGCTGTTTCGGCGAAGAGGTCATCTCGCTCACCCATCCTTCCGCTCCCCTGCTTGCGGGAGGGACGGCGCGGGAAGCTGGCGCCATTCCGCCAAATCACCAGTGCCGTATCCGGTACTATTCCAGGCCGATCCCTCACACCAAAGTGCGGCGCTCGCGCTCCACTCCACGATAACGATGCGCCGATTGTGCAAGGAAACGGCAAGAATGCGTGTCCCGTCTCGCGGTGCGGAATCTATCGATGACCATCCGTCACCGGCCGGCGCGGACTGGCGCACGCGGATGGTTCTTGCGGCCTCTTTTGCTCTGTATATTGCCGAGCGGCACAACTCATTCGAGGCGCACCAAAGATCATCATGGCCCTTCGAGCGACGCGAATATGCTATGTTGTCTTCAATCTGCTTTTCGAGCTTGGCGACTTCATCATCGAAAATCTTCGCGCACGCCTCTCGCTCTATCGCCGCGGCCTCGGCAAGCGCGCGCTCGGCGGATTGAACATCAATGACGCTTTGCATAGCCCAACGTTTTGACTCACGCTCGAATGTATTAGCCCGATCCTTCCAACTGTCCCTCTCAGCCTCGACTTCCTTGAGGCGGGATTCGGCGACGGATGCGGCATTGGCGTCCGCCGCCCGGGCCGTCCAATATTCCAGCGTGCGCATGTCTGGCGTGATTGCTGCCGCGGTGCTCTTCGTTGCTTGATCGTGACGCATGCGAGCCTCTTGCTCGATCGCCGCATAGTCGAAGACACCGGACGTAGGGCGCTCCGCATCCGCCGCGACCTTGATGCCGCCGGCGGTGAGGGCGGCAGCGATGTGTGGCTCGAACTGATGCCAGCGCTCAATCCAGCCCTTTTGGCAGTCGAATAGATTCTTGCTATCCGGCTCTATCCCTATCGAAATGCAGAATGCTTTTGCCGCCGCCTCGACAGCATCCGGCGCCGCCTCTGCGTCCAGGTCCCGACGGAAGCTGCGGAGAAGTTCATCTTCGTCGCGGTGAGACAACGAACCAAAGCTCAACCGGCTCTGCTCGAGTGCGTCCAACAAAAAGCGGCGTTCGTCGGGGGTCATGGCTCAAATCCTCTCGAACAGCGAGCGCGGCGGCAGGGCCGGGCGAGGCTGGCGCTTGGGCTTCTTCGGGAACCCAGCGGATCGGATCGGCTGCTTCGGCGGGGCCTTGGCGCCGAGGTGAGCGGCTTCCTGGCGCTTGGCTCTAGCGATGCGCTCGGCGTCGGCCGCGTTCTTCTCCGCAAAGCAGGCTTCGCAGATCAATTGTGCATTCTCGATTACAGGATCACCCGTAAGGCCGTCCGGGTTGATGTGGTCGATCTCGAACCGCTTCGCGATGGCGCCGCACTTCTCGCACAAGACTACGCCGGCACGCGTGGCGCGCTTGATCACAGCGACCTTGACCGATCGTGGGAATTCGCGGCGTTTGTTCATGGCTCAGCACCTCGATGCTGAGCGGCCCTCTTTGCGTTACGGGACGCGCGCCGCTGCTGCGCTGTGATGATGGCCGCCAGATTCGATGCGATTGATCCCGTCCGTCGCTCCCGAAGCTTTCCCCACGCCGAGATGATCTCCTCTATTCCGAGAGGGCGGCCGGCCTCCGTGAGGATCGCGACAAGCTGCTTCTCCACGTCGACCGGGATGCCGCCAAGCCGGGGTCGACGACGCTTGTCGTCGAGGCCAACATCGGGGCTCCATTTGATGCTATCCAAGGCGGCCCTGTTGCCCAGGGACCAGTAGATGCGGTTGCCCCTCTTTTCCTTCTTGAATCCACCGGCGCGGGACGCTCGTTCGCAGATCCGGCCGATCATGCCTTCAGCACGATGCTTCGAGCACAGCCTATAGGGCGCGGCTTCCGTGCCGCATCGCGGGCAGAGCCCTTGGGCGATTCGTTCTGCGGTGAGCGAGCGTGCCATCTATGCCGCCCTCCGTCCGGCCTCGGCGAGATCGTCGGGCTTCACGCCGATGGCCTTCTGCTCGGCGTCGACCTCGCGCATCAGCTCCACCGGATCGAACCCGAGCGCTCGGCTCAGCACGAACAGCGCGCGATCGACGAAGCGACGGAACTTCAGCTCGTCCATCCCCGCGAAGTTGATGGACCGCGGCGCGATGTATGCCGATCCGTCGAGCATCATTCGGCGCTCGACGTGGCCGGTCGCGTGCTTCACGGCGTCGAGAAGCTCTTCCTCATCGTTGAAGTCGTCCGAGTTCTGGACGACAGTGCGGAGCAGCTTGAAGAACCATCTGTGGTGGCCCGGCGAGCGCGCCTTCCGGACGATGAGGATGACCTCCTTGCCGTCACCGATCGTGTCGAGCAGATCATCCGCCGCGGAGTCGCGCGGAACGAGGGTGCGGCCGCGGCGCACGAAGCAACGACCTTCAAGGTCGGCCATGGCTACGGCTCCAGCTCGTTTTCGCGGCGCCGGAACAGCCCAACCAGGTCTTCCAAGTCGGGCGGGAAGATATCCGCTTCGTGCGACCGCACGATCTGGTCCCAGGCATTATTCAGCGCGTCGATGTCGGTGGCCGCCTTCGCCGCAGTCTCGAAGCGCATGCGGAGCGCCTCTGGGTCGAAGGGCTCTTCTACCGGGGCTGCAGGCCTTGGCGGGATAGGCGGCAGTGGCGGCTTGGGAGGGACAGGAGCAGCCAATGCCGCGACCGTCTGGCTACGCTCTACCGTGGGCGGCGTGGGCGGCGTCGGACGCGTGCCATGCTCCTCCTCGATCTCCTCGCGCAGATAGAGGCCGCCGAGCACATCCGCGAACCCATCGCGCAAGCAAAAAGCTCGTGCGCGCATTTGCAGCATCCGCTTTGCGTATTGCGTCCACGGCCCGGATTTGCCCCATAGGCCGGCCTGCTTCGCATCGGCGACCGAGAACGTGCGTGAGATCGAGGTTGGCTCGCCGCGCCGCTTCGCCTCGCAAGTCGCGATCATCTTCTCGCCGTCGCCAGCGATCGACTCCTTGATCCATTCGCAAGCACCCGATCCGCGGACCAGGCTCATCGCCCCGTCGCCCCAGATCGTTGGGCGCCCGTTCACGACAGCGATGCGCTGTAGGGCCGTGAGTGGCGTAAGGCCGATCTCCATGCCATGCATGATCGCGATCATGCAGCTCTCGGGCCTGTCCATGCCCTTTGGGGCCATGCCGGCGAGGCAGACAGCCTTGGCCAAGCGGTAGGCTTCGTCCATGCTCTGCGGAACGATTGCGGCCACGCGGCCGCCGGCCGCAATGTTTGGTCGGGCCTCGGCGATCGGAACAACCTCGTTCATTGGTCTTCTCCTAGGCGGCTGAGGACTCGGCGCGAGGCTCGTTCACGCCTGGGACGGTCGCGCCAGCCTTGCAGAGTTCATTGACGCGCCGCTGGCAGGCATCCCAGAACACCGCGTTCTTGCCGCCCGGTCCGAGGCCGGCGAGGTGTGCCGCAACCTTCCCCAGATCGGTGATGACGTAGATCGGCGCCGTCGTCCGGACGGCCTGCGCGCGGCCCGTAGTGCCAAGCGTAACCTTGGGGGCTGTGACGGGCGCGACAACCGGCGCGGGCGCCGTGGGGTTGTGCGCTGCCTCCGCGGCCGCGGCCTGACGCCGACGCTCGGTCTCGATGCGTGCCAGATCGTCGAGGCGCGCCTGTTCGGCACGACCCCAGGTCTGCACGATGCCATCAAACTGCTTCTTCAGCGCCTCTGCATCGTCGCGGATCGGAAACCACTTCCGGTCAACGGCGCGTCCGGCTTCGAGGTGCGGCTCTTTCTCCGCCTTGTGCTTCTCCTTGGCCTCGTTCTCGAATTCCAGGAACTTGGCCTTGTAATTTGCTACGATATCACCCTCTGTCTGGGTCCGAGGCGCGCCGCCGATTGAGGCAAGCCAATCGGTGACCTGCTTCTCGAGCTTGGACACGCGATCGGCCAAGTCGAGATCAGGCGCCATCGGCTCTGGCGGGTTATTGCCGCCAAGGACGGCTCGCTCGTTCTCCGCAGCGTCGGGCTCTCGGATTGCAGCCGCTGCGATGCGCTCGCGCTTCGCCTGGAGTGCTTCGGCCCGACCCGGCCCGGCCGCCATCGTCTCCTTGATCGTCAATTCGACCAAGTATTCTGGCGGCCACGGCTTGCCGTGCGCGGCAACATCCTCATAGATCGCATGAGGGACGGGGAACTGGCAGCACTCTCCGAACAGAGCATCGATTTCGTCATCATGGACGACCTGGAATGGGCGCTTGCCGATGACCGTGACCGTGCACTGCAGAGTGCCGTCCGCCTCACGCCAGATTGCGATGGCGCGATGCCTGCGATCCCGGTAGAATCCCGACTTCGGATTGCCGCGGGTCAGTTCACCGCGATTGCCGGCGACCGCGTTCTGCCACCAAGCCCACTGCGCATCGCCGTTCATCGCTCACTCCTGCCGTTCGGCGCCTCGGTCTCGAAGCGCTCGCCGTCGCGGGTCTCGTAGAGAGTGATGGCCTTCATGGGGCGCTCCAGATTCAATGGAACTCGACGACGCCGTTATCGGCAGCCAAGTTGAAAGCCTTGCGCCAGTTATTGTAGCAATCGATCCACTGATCCGATGGCGAGAATACCTTGGCTCTTTCCAAGTTGTCTTCGAAATCGCGCGCGAGCTTCGACGATACAGCCGGCCCGATGATTCCCTCGCAGTCAGAGAAGTATATCAGCTCCATAAACGGCCCAGGGTTTGGCTCTTGTCTATAGGATCCAGCGTATCCTACCATGCCGGCGAGGCCGCGGCGCCATTCACCATACCTGCTATAAGCGCCAGCTCGGAATCGGAATGCGCTTTTATATGGGAACCAATATAGCGCGTTAACATCGATGCCGGCTTCTCGGCCGGGAAAATGGCTGTTGACGCTCGTTTCTGTGATGAGCAACGCCATTTCTCTGTCGATATACTCAGCAATCTTGCCAGCAAGGTCGGCTTGCAAGTGCGTAACGAGTGTGAGCTTCGTATACGCTGTGATGTCGAGTCCCATCGTCTCTACTCCGCAGCAATCACAGGCGATTCGCGCCGCTCCAGCTCAGCCCGCGCCGCGGCCCATCCGCCGGCCCGCTCCGCAATCGCCAGCGCGCGCTGCGCCTGCTTGATCGCCATGATGCGGCTTCCGTTGCCGCACATGTCGGCCCGCTCCGGAGACTCGCGCTGAAACCGTTCGGCATGGAGAAGCTGGCCCGCAAGCCAGTCGCGGAGCCTGTCCAACGGCCAATTGGCAAGCCGGTCGGTCCATAGCCAGAGGGGCAGGCGGTCGAGGCGCCACGGCTCGCGGATGATCCGCGTAGCGCCCTTGTCGATCGAGGTATCTACCGATACCGGCGCGCGCTGCTGCATCTGCGCGACAGCGTCGACAATCGCAAGCTCGCCGCGGCGCACCCGCTCCAGCCGAACCGCGTCGGCGTCGAGGATTTCCTCGAGGCCACGAACGGTCGCCACCAGAACATCGTTTGGCAGTTCCGGATCGACCGTGTTCGGCTTCCGGTAGACGGCCCACCGCCGGAGCTGCAATCCGAGGATGTCCCGCGGCTCGCCCTGCAGCGCCTTCGCCATCCGGATCGCCAGCGCATCGTTGTTGAGCTGCGGCGATCCTGGCTGCGCGCGGGGCGCCTCGGGCGCTGGCTCGCCGCGCTGGCGCACCTCGCCGCGCTCGACGCCGTCGGTGAAGTCGTGCGAGACGCAGGCCTCGTTAAAGGCCTTGGCTTCGGCGCCGACGCGCTCGGTCTGCGCCTCTGGCATCAGCCGCGTCAGGTGCGTGCGGCGTGAGCGGGGATGGCGGAAGCTGAACATGGGTCAGATCTCCAATCCGCTAGCCGCTGGCTCCGTCAAGGCGATGGCTGCAGCCAGAGCCCCTAGATGGCGTCGCCAATGATTGTGGGCGTCGGCGGCGGCGGCGTAGGCGGCGTAGGCGGCGGCGTTGGCGGCGGCGTAGGCGGCGGCGCGGGCGTCGTCGGCGGCGTCGGCGGCGTAGGCGGCGGCGCGGGCGTCGTCGGCGGCGTAGGCGGCGTAGGCGGCGTAGGCGGCGGCGTAGGCGGCGGCGTAGGCGGCGGCGTAGGCGGCGGCGTA